TGGTGATTTTGATGCACTTGTAGTAGCGGGTGCAATGAATACGGCAAGTGCGCGATATTCATCCGTTTTAGGTGGTAAGAGTAATACATCAAGTGGTATGTATACCGCCATTGGAAATGGTACTAATAATATTGCAAGTGGTAGTGCTTCTTTTGTAGGAAGTGGTAATTCAAACACGGCAAGTGGGAATCGTTCAAGTGTTAGTGGTGGCGTATGTAACCAAGCAACCGCTTGTGTTGCAATAGTAGGTGGTGGTGAACAAAACCGCGCCCTTGGTGCATATAGCGGTGTAGTTGGCGGTTTTTCAAACTGCGCGAGTGGTCAAAAATCATTTATAGGAAGTGGTACTAATAATCTTGCAACCGGAAGTGATTCAGTAGTAGCTGGTGGTAGTTTAAATACGGCACAAGGTACTCAAGCGGTTGTAGTAGGAGGACAAAGCAATAGGGCAAATACTTTACAATCTTTTATAGGAGGTGGTAATAGCAATAGTATATTAACGGCAGGGGAAAATGCAATTGTAGGTGGAACGTTAAATACAAATAATGGAGTATATGGTTTTATTGGTGCAGGTTTACAGAATACTGTTTCTGCGTCTTTTGGAATAATATCGGGAGGTCAATCAAACATTGCAAGTGGTAATTTATCTGCAATAGTAGGTGGGGTTAATAATTTAGCAAGTGCAAATTATGCTTCTCTAGGTGGGGGTTCAAGAAATTGTGTAACTGCACAATATTCAACATTATCGGGAGGTTATTTAAATACCACAAGTGGTGGTTGTTCTTTTGTAGGTGGTGGTCAAGGTAACACCGCAAGTGGTGGTTTTTCTATTGTCGGTGGCGGTTGTGGTAACCAAGCAACTAACTCTTGGTCATCAGTAGTAGGAGGTCAACAAAACTGCGCTACTTCAGTATTTTCAAATATAGTAGGTGGATGTGGTAACTTTATTATTGATGATGCTACATACGGTTCATCATCAAGATCTGTGATTGTATCCGGATCAGGAAACATAGTTTGCGGTGTACAAAATTCATTCATTGGATCTGGTTCAGGTAACTATGTTTCTAAATGGAATAACAGTGGATATGTCTTTATAGGTAGCGGTTTAAATAATATTGCTCAAACAGGAGCAATCGTAACCGGTATTTGCAACTATGTGAGCTGGAGTTCACCGCATGGATTTATTGGTGCGGGCATATGTAATTCTCTTAGTAGTGGTTGTGCATCCGTAATTGGAGGAGGTCAAGGTAATACTGTAAGTAGTAATAGACATTCAGTAATAGGTGGAGGTCAAAACAATACTGTTAGTGCGGTCTCACCAGTAGTGGCGGGGGGAGTTTCAAATAATGCTTCAAATTCATATGCAACTGTTGGAGGAGGTTTAAATAATACTGCTTCGGGTGGATACTCGGTAGTAGTAGGCGGAACATATAATTCCTCATCTAACGGGGATAGTGCTGTAATAGGTGGTAGAAATAATAGTGCATCAGGTTATAGAAGTGTAGTATTAGGTGGTAGATGGAATAAAGCGTGTGGGGCGGGTTCAATAGTAGGTGGTGGTGGTGATGCTTATGGTGGAGGTGGAGGAAATTGCTTTTGTGGTAATTGCGCTACATCGGATTGGTCATCAATTTTAGGTGGTTCGGTCAATAAAGCAACCGCTGTATTCTCAAGTGTGGTAGGTGGTTGTGGAAACATTGCATCAGGATATGGTTCTTTTATAGGTGGGGGTGTATGTAATACTTCTAATACTCCTTGCGGAACTATTGTTGGTGGATTTTGTAATTCAATAGTTTCATCACAAGGTGGAGCATTTATTGGTGGAGGTATTTGTAATAGAGTTCTTAGTAATGATGCTGGTTCTAGTCCTAATTTTATTGGTGGTGGATTTTGTAACACTGTTCAAGGTGGTAATACATTAATTTCTGGTGGATGCCAGAATAATGCTGGAGGATATAACTACTATAATAATACAATTAGTGGTGGATTTCTTAATACTTCTACAGGTATTCAAAGTGGTACCATTACTGGTGGTATATGTAATTTAGTATCAGGAAATTATGGTATTATTTTAGGAGGTGCGTGTAATGTTGCATCAAATAACTATTCAATTGCGGGAGGATTTTATAGTCTTGCATCAAATAACTATTCAACTGCCTTGGGTTTGGCTGGATGTGCTGTTTTTCCTGGACAATTTTCTTATGGTGCTGAGTATCATGTTTCAGGAGTTTCTTATAGTCCTGGTGTAATTCAATTTAGTGATTTATTAGCTTATAATTTAGCGGTACCTGGTAGTGATCAATATACTACTGGTCAGACATTTAATATTTATCCTGGTAATAATCCTACAAATTTATTAAAACCTGTAAGTAATAAAGTATGGCATGTAACAGCAAAATATATTTTACACGTAGCTACGATAGTTGGTGGTGTAAATGGTATTGTTACAGGTGATACATTATTTGGAACTGCAGAATTTGGTTATAAGAGTGGAGTTGGAGGATTTGTTACTGCAATTACAGATAATAAAGCAGCTAATAATGCTAACTTAAATACAGGTGGTTTTGCATTTACTTTTGGACCTTCACAAGAAATTTTAACTACTATTACAACTCCAACATTTACTGGTGGTGGTTCTTTAAGAATAAGAGCTAGTGTTAAGTTTGAACTTTCTGAAATAATACAAGGATAAAATATAAAATAAAATAAAAAATAATAAATAAATAAAATGGCAATAGGAAAATTTGTTGTGTTAAACCCTGATAGATGGGTTACTGGTGTAGGTAAAACTGCTGCTGATAGTACTCAAGCACGTTTTGGTCACTTAAACCGGATTGTTGATTATATCAATGAGCACGTTGAGGAAAAAATGTTACGTACTATTAGTTTGAGTAGTGGTGCTACTGCAGAATTGTTTAGAGAAACTGATCCAGTTTTGTTATTAATTCCTGAAACTTCTTTCTTAGTAGGAGCTACTAACTACTTAGTACCTATTAGTAATAACTGTGCTTGGTCTGTTACTGTAGACTTTACCGCTGTATGTTCTACAGCCGGTGGTACTGTATCATTAGGAGATTCTTTCTTAGGTAAATATGTTGTATTGTTTAAGCGTGTAAATGGTACTGCTTCTGTAGTAGGTATTAACGGAGCTACTGTTGTAGCTGATTCTAGCATGCAAACTTCACAAGTATTATTTACTGCAGGTGCATCTCAAGATTTCCGTATTCAATTTAAAGCTCCTAGTACTGCTAGCGGAACTGGTTTTAAATTAAGAGCAGATGTATATTTCACTGAATTAACATTCTAAAACTATGTCAAATTTTTCATTACAAATCGGTGATGGTACCGTAAAGAATGGTGATCCTAGAGGTACTAACTCTATAGACTTACAATTAACTAGGGTCTTAGCTGATCAAGTAGCATCAGGTACTGCTTCAATGATTGTTGGTGGTGCTAATAATGAAGCTAGTGGAGTTAATTCTGCTGTGATGGGTGGTATTGGTAATACTAGTAGTGCCGCATTTTCAGTAAGTGGTGGTAGTGGTAATATTGCCGCTGGTGAATCATCATTTGCAATTGGTGCCGGTAACCAAGCCATTGGTTCAGGATCAGCTGCATTAGGTTTAGAGAATGTAGTTTCTAGTGCATCTTCAGTTGCTATTGGTAGCGGTAATTTATTAAATGCTATTAATAGTGCAGTATTTAACTCAGCATCATCTGGAACTGCAGTAACTGCTCCTTACTCTACTATTATTGGTGGAGCTGGTGGAGCTACTTATTTACCTGGTCAATTGGTTACTAATCCCCGTTCTCAGTATGGTGTGGGTGGTAATTTCCAAGTAAGTGAGTTATTGGTATTCCGTGAAGTTGTACAATCTCCAGGAGCTTATAGTTCTATTCAGTTTACTTTAGATGGTTTAACTCCAGGAGTAACTAATCAGTTGATTATGAATAGTGCTAACAAAGTATGGCAAGTTGTATCTGAGTGGATGCTTATTAATGCTACCACAAGTCAAGTAGTTGTTGGTAAAGACTTAGTAGTTGTTCACAAAGTTGGTGGTGTAGTTAGATTAGTTACCTCTACTAACCTTAGTAAGGTGGGTGATTTGTCTATGACTTCTGTTTGGAATGCAGCTTACAATACAGCTAATGATATGTCAGTAACTATAATTCCTACAGGTGGTTCTTCACTTGGTTCTACTACTTTCCGTGGTTCAGCAAAACTTACAATTACAGAATTAAAATCTAACTAATATGCCAAATTACGTACTTACCCCAAATATAGGTGACCCTCGTGGTGACTATGCAATAGATTTTAATTTTGGAAGAACTGCTTCTGATATGGTTGCTAGTGGTTATGCCTCTGTATTAATTGGTGGTAGTGAGAATAAAGCTACTGGACAATATTCATCTATTTTAGGAGGATTTAACAATATAGTTTCTGGTGAAGCAAGTATGGTTATTGGTGCATATAATGAGTGTGATAGTGCTAATTCATTTGTGTTTGGATACTCAAATAAATTAAATGCGTTTACATCATTTATAGGCGGTAAGTACAATCAAGTTAAAGGAAGTTATCATTTTGTTTTTGGTGAATATATTAATTTTCTTAATGACCTAAACAGACATGGTACTATTCTTAACTGTCAAACCGCTTATGTTGGTACTGATGCTACAGATGGTGATGCACAAGCTCCTTATAGCGCTGTTCTTAGTGGTGGATTTGCATGGCCTGTTCATGAAGGTGAGCAAGTAAGAGTATCACGTTTTTATGAAGCCATTGGTTTATTAAAAGCGGTACAAGCTTCTGTTATCACTATGTTCTATGAAGGACCAGCAACTACTACAGCACATGGTCAATTACAGACAAATGGTGACATGGTTAATATTCCTAACTTAGGAAAAGACTTAACTATGTTACACGATCTTAATGCAGTTACAGGTGTTCCCGTACCTTTGGTGTGGTCACTTACTGTTAACTGGGTTGCTGTAGATTTAGTAAATAATAGAGTTATTACTGGTGAAGATACAGTGATGGTAAACCGGGCAAACAGTGCCGGTGGTACTATTTTTAGTGTATCATCTACTAATATTGCTAAAGCCGGAGATGCTGCATTAAGCTCATCTTCTATGCTTTATGCTATCTCTTCTTTATATCCCAACTCAATTACTGTAAAGTTTAGAGCTGGATATTCCTCTAATTATCGTGTAGCAGCTAGAGTTCAGATGTTACAAGATATGTCAAACCCCGTATAATAAATAAATAAAATGATAAATAAATTTGTCCCCCTGTCTCCTGATCCATATTTAAACACCGATGCTGATATGTCATTGGCTAAATTTGGTCACATTAATTCTATTGTTGATTTTTTAGCAGATAGTTTAAAACTAGCAACAACAGGTCCGTTAACCGCAACTCTTACACCAATAGTAGATGCATATGGTAATTTAACTAGTCTTAAATTATCTATTAACTCAGCTCAGTTTACAAGTCCATTACGCATTACTACAGATGATATTAGTGCAATGTATTTGGATATTGAAGATGGTACTGCAACTAACCGTTTTAATATCACTAGAGTTCCTTCATCTCAGCAAGTAAACTTAAACTTTGCCTCTAATCCGGTTGGTAGTACTACTGTTGTAGGTGGTATCAGAACCTACGTAGATGGTGTTAATTTAAGTGATGTTGTAACATTTAGAGAGGATGGTCTAGTAAATATTTTAAAACTAGGTATTACTAGTTTACCAAATAGTTCTGCTGGATTAGCTTCAGGTTCTTTATGGTATGATCCCGCAGCGGGAAATGCTATAAAGTACGTACCATAATAACTATATTTGAAAAATAAAAACCAACCAAATAACATAAACCAATGAGTGTAACAATTGTAGACAGGTATCCCCAAAACAAAAAGGGTTCCTTAAGTATTAAATCTTACTTTGATCCTAATGTGAGTAACATGGGATTAGAGTCTTATGGTCTCTCTCTTTTTGATGGTGTATTCCATGAAGAGCAACTAGCTTGTCTAGAGATTAACGGTATTAAGCGTTATCTTACTGGACTTAATGAGTTTGCTCCTGAAGTGAAGTTCTTACCAGATGTAGATAGAGAGGCTAAGATTAAAGAGATCCGGAAGGTAGTATCTCAGTTAGAAAAAGAATTAGCAGCTAATGTTGTTAATCCTGATGATGCAGAATTCTGGAACAAAATTAAATTACTTAGACCAGATAATGATGATTTCTGGAGCAAGATTGTAATTAGGGTGGGTAATGATCCACTTTATTTAGAGCCTGCTACAGATCCTTATGATCTTATTAAACTATATGCTATTGAAGCACATGGTTTTAGTATTGTAGCTAAGTCATATGATGAGGCTAGAAAGATGTCTAAACCCCCTAAGTTCTATCTAGATAAGATGGAAGAAACTGTTACTATCAAAACTGAGACTAAGAAAACCCGGAACAAAGCTCTTTCTGAATTACAGAAGATGTTTGATAAGAATCAAACTAAGTTGTTCTATGTTGCTAAGATCATTGATATTGATGCTACACAGTATAAGAAGTCTACACCTAATGATATTATCTATGATAACATGGATAAATATATTAACGGGGAAAGTGTAGAAAGAGATAAGAAGAAGTGTGCAGAGAGATTCTTAGATGTTGCTGAGAATGATTTGACCACTTTAAAATTGCGGGCTATTGTAAGAGATGCCGGTACTTATAAGTACATTGTTACTAAGTCAGATGGATTTGTCTATCATTTAGCAAGTAGTACTATGTTAGGTAAGACATCTAGTGATGTAGTAGAGTTCTTGAAGAATCCTCTTAATCAAGATGTAGCTGATGCAATTATTAATAAAGTAGAACAACACTGGAAATAATACTATCATGGCAACTAAAAAAGCAAGTAAACCTAATTTCTCTAAACCTGTACCAAAGGGTAGCCCAACCGGACGTGAATCATCTATGATGGGTGGTTACATGAAAATGGGTGGTATGGTTAAGAAAACTGTGGTTAAGAAAAAGAAGTAAAAAATAGGGGGACTAATAATCCCCCTACTACCTATTATGAATAACTCTATACTACAACTAAAAGTTAAGCAAAGGCTTAATAAGCTAGACTCTAATGATTATGATAATCTAGAGGCCTGGCAGATTATTGAAGCTTTTAACAAAGCCCAGATTGAATGGGTTAGGAGACAATTACACGGTGGTAACCAGTACAGAGAAGGTGATGAGGGTTCTAAAAGAAGGATAGATGATTTACAGTTATTGTTAACTCAAATTCCTTTAGCCGGTACACAGCTTACTATGTACTATGAAACCACAGATCTACCTGCTGATTACTTAGAGTATAAGCGTGTAAGCACTTATGCTAAAACAGATTGTTGCAAAGCTGATAGTATGACTGTATACTTAGCTGAAGAAGCTAACGTAGATGAGTTATTGGATGATGACTTTAGAAAACCTAGTTATGAATGGGGAGAAACCTTCTGTACTATTATGGGTAATAAGATCCGGATTTACACAGCAAATGAATTTGATGTTGTAAATGCTACTCTTACCTATTACAGAAGACCCCGGTATATCCAGATTATAAACTCTATTGATCCATATACAGGTAATCTTTCCCTTGCTGATGTTACATGTGAGTTTAAAGATGATATTACAGAGTTACTCATTGATGAAGCTGTAAGTATTCTTGCCGGTGATATTGAGTCTGTAAATCAGTTTGCACGTGGTTCTCAAAATGCTGATAGAAATAATTAATCATGATACAAAAATTACAACGTCCTTCTACCGGTGCTCATAAAGCAATGGCAGAACTTATTTATGAGATGCTACATACATCTACAAAGGTGCATGTTGCTCATCTATTAAGTACTAGCTATTCTGCTCATGTAACTATGGGTGAGTTCTATGATAGTATTGTAGAGGTAGCTGATGGTTTAGCTGAACAGTATCAAGGTAAAGAAGAAATGCTTTTACCATATCCTGATCAGATGTCTATTCCGGCTATTAAAACTACAGATGAAGCAATTAAATATTTGCGGGTATTATATGATAAAATAGGTTATGTACAAGGTATGATGACTTGCTCAAGTATCATTAATACTATGGATGAAATTAAAGCTTTAATAAATTCTACAAAATATAAGTTGCTTTTCTTGAAATAATTCATTATAATAATAGTGTATCTATTTGTATAACAATAAAAAATAAAAAATTATGTATTTTAATCACGCCTTCAAAAAGGTATTTCCTTCAATCGGTATCTATCAGACTGCCGCTGGAACTACCTACTCACAGTTGACTTCTAGTTCAGCTAATTTGGGTAAATTTGGTTTGTATGATGCTAAGACCTTTGCTAACTTAGCAGGTGTTGCATCTACTAGTCCTTTCATCATTGCTAGCTCTAGCTTAACTCCCGCTACTGATAAAGTAGGACCTTTCCACGGTGGTTATGCTGAGAGTATGAAGTCTAAAGCTATCAACCCTAAGTATGTTAGCGGATTCTTCTACTCTGCTCCTAAGAGTGCTAGCCAAGCTGTTACCTATGTAGGTCAAACTGCTACTACTGCAGCTGCTCCTTACAATTGTGCTTGTCCTAACTTCTTGTGTGGTGAAACTTACTACTTGCGTATTGATATCAAAGGAAGCCCAGCTTTGCGTTTCTTGAATCACAATGCTTACCAAGTATTATCTTACTACACTGGATGTTGCTCTAGCACTACTCCTAATGAAGTAGATCCTGCGTTGGTAATGATTGGTTGGGCTAAGCAAATTGCTGGTACTCAAACCACTCCTTACGATGATGCTAACCCTATCCTCTCTCCTTTTGTATTACCTGTAGTACAGATCAAAAACCCTTCAACTAGTGTTTGGTCTTATTGGAGCAAGAATGGTGGTAACGTAACTATCAACGGTTCTGTTATTTCTACCTCTGATTGGGATACTTATGTAACTCCTGCTGGTGTTGCTGCTGCTGATGTATGTGCTGGTTTGATTTTGGCTGGTGCTTATGTTGATACCCGTTTTGGAGATTGTTCTTTTGAGCCTACTGATTACTTTGAAAAAGAGCCTATTCAGATCTATGCTTCTGAAGTAGATGAAACTGGTGATCCTTGTGTATTCCAAGGTTTGTGTGTTAAGCGTGGTTCTGGTGCTGCCAATGACCCTGCTACTGCTATTTTAGGTCCTGTATTGGGTATTCAAGGTGAAGGCTTTGGAGAAACTGTAGTACGTGACTTGATCTTGTCTGAGCGCTACCGTCAAAACAACTGGAATGATGATCCACGTATCCGTGAAATCACTTTGGGTGGAGCTCCTTTGGATGTTATTCAACGTACTGGTACTTACGGACGTTTCTATGTACAACACAGTGTACCTCGTTTCAACAACCCTAGTGGTACTTTTGATAATGATCAGTATGTATTGGAGTTGGTTGCTACTACTTCTACTTTATCTGTAGCTGGTGTAGCTGCTGCTAACTTGACTTATGCAAGTGCTGCTGCCTCTGATTTTGCTGGTGATATTGCTGCTATTTTGACTGCTGCTGGCAACCCTGTTGCTTTGACTGAATTGAAATAATTCAGAGCGTATCATAAAAAAGAAGGGGAGGAGAAATCTTCCCCTTTTTTTATTTGCAAATAATGATTAAATTATATATGAGTAGTTAACTCTACCTTTACAATTATGGCAAACAAACACATCCTTAGTTTAGATATTCCTGATACACTTAATTTAAATGTATTGAGAGTTGTAGATACCAGTATTTACAGTACAGAATTGGCTGTAGCCTGTCCTACTTTACAAATTTTAGTTCCCGGATTTACTGAGCCAGTATCTGTAACTATGGTACAAGGTGGAGAGACATTAGTTACAGCATGTGCTTTAGGTATTCAAACAACAAACTGTGATACTATTCCTACATCATTACCTGATGGTATTTATGTAATCCGCTACAGTGTAGCACCCAATGACAAAGTATTTGTAGAATATAATTATCTTCGCATTACAGCCGCTGTAAATAAATATTATAACATATTCTGTAATATTAATTTATCCGGATGTGAGCCCGTTCAACCAGAAAGAGAGAAGCTAACTAGATTAAGACTTCTCCGTACTATGTTGGATGGAGCAAAAGCTAAAGTAGAGTATTGTCATAATGCAGACCAGGGCATGGCTATTTACAATTATGCCCTTGCACAACTTGACAAACTCTCCTGCACGTATTGCAATTAAACCAATATGGGAGTTAAATCTAATATGAAATGTCCAAACTGCGGCACCCAGTTATCCTGTGGTTGTCAAGTAAGATCAGCCAGCAATGGCACAAGAGTATGTACTAGTTGTGTAACTAGTTATGAACAAACACTTAAAAAACAATTAGAATGGAAGCATGCAGCAGTTGTTACAACTGTGGATCAGAATCAACAAACGTAAAGTTTGCAGAGGCTATCTACACACAATTTAAAAGAATGAAATACGGCATTGCAACATGCTGTGATGAAAACTGGGAACTAGATATCTACAACAAAGAGTTGTGTGATATGAATGCTCTTTTAGATTTAGATATTTTATTATTATAACTATAGAATAACAAAATTATTTTGTATATTGTAGTGTAATATAACTTAATAATACCAATTATGGCACTTTCTATCAACACGACACTTACTACAGCCGAGGGCTTTGAAGTGTCAAGCGCATTTGCGTTCTTGAACATTTATTTGATTAATGACAACTGGGTAAACATCAGCTACTTCAAGTCTCAAGAGGACTGGCTTGCTGGTAAGCAATCTTTAAATTTGCCTAGCTTGCCTTCACGTGTTTCTACTAACTTGACAGTAGAAGAATTCTGGGGAGACGGTTTGATGACTTTGATTCATGACAAATGTATCACTGAAATTGAAACAGTTACCGGAGAAGGTACTGTTACTATTTTGAGTACACAGTCAGCTTAATCATCTATTATCTAATAGATACCCCGTTACATTATTTGTGGCGGGGTATTTTTATTACTTAATAGTTTGATTTTTTTATAACTTTGCTTATATTATAGTGTACACTATATTAAGTGGACACTATATTTCTATACAATCATGTTACCTGTAGGATCAAACAATAAAAGTACACCATGTAGTGTAATATCTTCAAACTGTGTATCTTGGCAAGGCCCGGATATTCCATGTATTGGATTATGTAAAGGAGATACGGTTACTGACGTAGTAGCTAAACTTGGAGAGTTGTTATGTGATATTGATACAAGGGCTGCTGAAGTCTCTGTAAATGTTGCATGTTTAGGAGGAGGAGACTTCTCATATACAAACTATAATGATTTAATTCAGTACGTTGTAGATAAGCTATGTGATCTCTATACTATTGTAGATGACATTGTTATTCCTTCACCAATTAGTTTAACCTGTGATGTGGCCCCTTGTTTACAAGCTGAAGCCGGAAGTACTACATTAGGTGTAGTAGAATACGCAGAGTTAATTGGTACAGAGTTCTGTGATTTAGAAACTTCAGTAACAAATTTATCAAGTGTAGTTAGCGGATATGGTACAAGTATTACAAACATTAATAATACTCTACTTACACTACCTACTACTTATGCCCCTTTAAACTCTACATACGTATGCTTAGGAACTGGTACAGCTACATTAGCTGCTATCCTTGCTACAGTAGAACAAGAGTTGTGTGATCTAGAAGCAGTTACCGGCACTCCTGCTGAGTTAGCTGCTGAGATTGTACCATTCTGTAATATTACAAATGAGCCGGCATTATCTTTACCCGGTACAATGGCTTCTGCCTACCCTGATTGGAAAGTAACAGTAAGTACATTAGCAGATACAATCAACAACATGTGGATTGCTATCTGTGATATGCGTGGTTTAGTAACTCAGTTACAAGATTGCTGCACTAAGACATGTGCTGATATTGACTTAGGATTCTTTGGTGTACTTGATGGAAGTACTTTAAGTATTTTTGCAAGCCCCGGAAGTGTTATACCTACTCAGTTTGTACAATGCCCTACACCTACTTCTACTATTACTATCACAGATACTAGTGGTAACAGCGCTACTTACACCTTTAATAACATTGCTAGTATTATAGACGGGTCTACATCTGCGGATTTTGATCTCTCTAGTTCTTCATTGGTATTAGCAGAAGACTTTAGTGTAGCGGTAAACTACTGCTTCTTTAATTCTACAAGCGATTTAACTTGTCAGAATAGAGTTGCTTTTGATGTAGTTAACACTGTAGGTTGTCCTACTGTAACTCTTACCTCTAGTTTCATGTTCAGCATTGGTGAGATCCAATACTCATTCCCGAATATTTTCTCTACCAGCGCAACTACTTCTTACAGATTAAATATATATGATGCTACTTTAGCATTGGTATCTACTTCAGATACTAACGCAGCAACATTGTTACCTAACCCTGTAACTGGAGCAGTAACTGGATTAAGTTTGGGTAACTACTACTTTGAAGTACAAATTATTAATACACCTCCAGATGGTATACCAACTGTTGTACGCACTTGTCCTAAGCAATTGATCTCAATTGTAAGCACCGGATGTGTATCACCAACTAGTGTAGAAGCATACTTAATTAACTAATCATGAGCTGCAATTGTATATCAACACCCTGCGGATGCACTGAAACCGCTTTAACCTCTCCAGTAACTACTGTATGTAACAATACAGAACCTTGTGAAGAGATAACCGCGTTTGAGTGTGTATCATATACCGGAAATAATATCTATGATATTGGAATTAATACCGGAGACAGATTAGATGTAGTAATCAAGAAGTTGGCTTTGTATCTTACAGACCCAACTTGCTTTGATCCTACAGCTGTTTGTCAGAGTATTAAAGACTTTGAAATCTTGGATATTAAAGTAACAGAGGGTACAGTATTCTGGTCATATCCAGGAGCACCCGCTGCTATTACTGCGGTAAAATTGGAGTACAGCACTAGTCCTACTTTTGCAACCGGTGTTGTACAAGTAGCATTAGCTAGCACTTACACCCAATGGACTATCATTAACTTACTAGCTAATACAACTTACTATGTAAGAATTAAAACAAGTACATCATCTTCTGTTGATTGTTGTACTTCTATTACACTAAGCTTTAAAACATTAACTGCATGAGCACTTTATTTATAACCTTCAATCCTCCATCCCCTGTACCGGTTCAATATAAAATCCGGTATAAAGAAAGTACTGCTATTAGTTTTACAGAATTAATAGTACCTACTACAGGATTATCACCTGAAGAATTTAGTATTACTGGATTAACTAGTGGTGTTACATATGATGTAGAAGTACAATCTTACTGTGGTGATGGTGTATATGCTGCCGGTAATGAAGTGCAGTCAGATGCTAATGATTGCCAAGAGTATACATTTACTAATTCAACCGGTAGTGCACAACCATTAATCTACAGACTATGTAGTGATCCAACTAATACAGTTACTATCAGTGTACCTAATGGTGATACAGAAGGACCTTTGTGTTTAAGTAATGGCTTTGGTGGACCTTATACTAATACAGGTGGATTAACAGTAATTACAGGATCACCCTGTACCCCATAATAATTTAAAATAATAAAACGATGTTAACTAAAAGTTTTGAAGTTTGGACCCGTTCTCTCATTGAGAGATTATACAATGCAGTAAGACGTGGTAATGATATTACCCGTACAGTAGCTTTAAGTGGTGCTTTAACCCCGTTGATTTCAGAGTCAGCGGTATATGTAACTATCATTAATACTACTGGTGCTAATGTAAACGTATCCACTAATGGTGGTGCAGCAATTGTAATTCCAGATAAAGCCGGGCTTACTATTGATGTAGTAGATCCAGGATCAATCTCTGTATCAGGAACTGGTACATTGTCTTACGTTGTAAGTAAATAAGTCATGGCTAGATACGGTAAATTTTTCTCATTAGGTGGAGGTGGACTAACAAGCTTTATTGATGGCACATGTAGTGCTATACAAGCAACTGCTTTCATTGAAGTAATTGGTGCAGATCCTAATATCAACTTTGCTCTTAAGCCAAAAGGCACCGGAGCTATTATTGCTGCATGCCCTGATGCAACAGCAGTAGGAGGTAATGCTCGTGGTACATATGCTGTTGACTTACAACTTTCAAGAACATCAGCTATTCAAGTAGCAAGTGGTAATAACAGTGTTATTGTAGGAGGTGCAAATAATATTGCACTTGGTGTATTTAATTTTGTTAGTGGTTTAAATAACTGTGCATTATCAAATTATAGTACTATTATGGGTGGTGCTGGTAATACAACTAATCTATTAGGTCAATTTACATCTAATGGTAAAAATATTTTTGGAGGTGTAAATAATACAATTAGCGGTGGTAATAGTATTATTTTAGGAGGTGTAAGAAATTCTGTAAGTGCTGATTATGGAACTGTGAGTGGAGGTTACGGGAATTGTGCGGGTGCGGTGGCAACAGTTTCGGGATATTATAACACTGCAAATGGTAGGAGTTCAGGAGTATTTACGGGTTGTAGAAATACAACTACAGGTACTAGAAGTTTTATTGGTGGTGGTTGTAGAAATGATGCTACAGCTCAAGCATCCGTTATTGTAGGAGGTGATTTTAACACTGCTAGTGGTGTTTGTTCAGCAGTAGTAGGTGGTTGTGGAAATATAGCCAATGCAAATGGTTCATTTGTAGGTGGTGGATTAAGAAATACAGCATCAGTTTGTTGTTCTTTTGTAGGTGGAGGATGTGGAAACACTGCAAGTGGAGGATATGGTGCGGCTGTTGTAGGTGGCATAGGAAATAATTCACTAGGATATGGTGCAGCAGTTGTAGGTGGTATAGCAAATAATTCAACTTCATCCTGGTCATTTGTTGGTGGTGGAGAAAGTAATAGCGCTACAGCAAGTCATACTACTGTAGCTGGAGGTAGAAGTAATAGTGCTGGTGCACCATTTAGTGCAGTAGCAGGAGGTTTAAGTAACCATGCATCTTCATCTTGGTCATTTGTTGGAGGCGGTCAATGTAACCAAGCCATTGGTGGATTTAGTGCAGTAGTTGGCGGGTTTTCAAATTGCGCGGTTGGGGCTTGTTCATTTATTGGTGGAGGAAACAACAATATCGCTTGTGTTACAAATGGTTTTATAGGCGCGGGATTTTCTAATCGCACTTTACAAACATCCGCTTTCATTGGTGCAGGAACAAATAACACCGCAAGTGGTAGTTACTCGGCTATAGGAAGTGGCGTATTTAATTGTACAAACAATAACGGCACATTTGTAGGTGGTGGTCGTCAAAATACGGCATCGGGTTCATACGCTTTTATTGGTGGTGGTAGAAATCATACATCAAGTGCTTGTGTGTCGGTAGTTGTAGGAGGACAACAAAACCAAGCAACCAACTGTTTTTCTTTTGTTGGTGGCGGTTTAGGCAATTGCGCCACGGCAGTATTCTCAATGGTAGGAGGCGGTTGCGGAAACCGAGCAACGGGTTATGGTTCAATGGTACTTGGAGGTATTGGAAATTTATCTTCTTGTTGCAATTCTTTCATTCTTGGAGGAAGGGGAAATACGGCAAGTGGTTACAATAGTATATCGGGTATTTGCGGAAGTGTTGCTTCGGGGGCTTGTTCTCTTGCAATAGGAAGAAATTCCGTTGCTTCGGGTATTGGGTCATTTGCAATTGGTGGCTTTTATGGAAGTACGGCATCGGGAGATGGTGCGGTTGCAATAGGAGGCGGTAATGCTGCGTGTGGTCTTGTAATCGGTGGAGGCACAAGTTGCGGAGATAGCATTGTAATTGGTGGGGGATGTGTTGCAAGTACCCCAACAACTAATACAATTATAATAGGCCCCAACTGCACTCCAAGTGGTTCGGGTATTACTAGTATGCACTTAATTGGAGGGTGCGGTAATTGCACACTTGACTATTTTACACAAATATTTGGCGGTAGATGCAATATCAATGCGTTAAGGTGTTCCGAAATATTTGGCGGTTCAAATAATATCATTTGTAATGATTGTACATTATTCGGAAAAATAAATTCCGTAATTGTAGGTGGTCAAGCCAATTGCTTAACTGGAAGTGCATATGGGTCAACAACTATTAATAGTGGTATTTATGGAGGTGTTAAAAACTTGGTCGGTTGTAGCCAATCAAGTGTAGTTGGTGGGGGCTACAATTGTGCGTTTGGTATATTCTCAAATGTAAGTGGAGGTTGTGCAAACAAGGCAACGGGTTCTTGGTCAAATGTAATGGGTGGTGCATTGAATTGCGCCACGGGAGTTTTCTCAATGGTCGGAGGAGGATGTGGAAATTATGCTGCTTCATATGGCAGCACCATTTCTGGTGGTGCTGGTAACTGTGTTTGGAATCCAGGTACTGGTAATTATAGTTTATTTTCATATCAAACAGTAGGTGGAGGTTTATGTAATAAAGCAGAAGGAAATGGTTCAATTATTGCTGGAGGACTTTGTAATTGTATAAATGCGTATGCTTATTGGGGTTCTATATTAGGTAGTGGTAATTATGTTGGAACTGCTGATGGAACAAGTGCTATAGGTGCAGGTAATAATGTAAATAGTACTTTTGGTAGTGCTGTAGGTGCAAGAAATACAGTAAGTGGTTATGGTTCATTTATTTTAGGACATAGTAGTTCTGCAACAGCAACAAGTACAGTAGTTTTAGGAGCTTGTGGAATAGCTAATCATCAAAATCAATTTACAGTAGGTAAGTATATTACATATTTAACTCCATATGCAGATGCTATTAATATTCCATCTGGTGGAACATTTGATTTATCATTAGATGGAACTGGAGTTACTAATTTAATTATACCTGGTGCAAGTACTCCTACTTCTGCATGGCATATTAGAGTTGATTATGTAGCTAGTATTAATGGTACTACAGGTACTGTAACAGGAGTTAGTATTACAGATACTAAAACTCAAAGTCAACAAATTGGTGTTAGAAAATCTAGTAGTGGTGGTTTATTAAATATTTTAAGTGGTTCTCCGGTAAGTGATATTCCTATGGAAGATCCAAGTATGAGTAGTGCACAAATGACTTATTCAGTGGGTCCTTCTCAAAATATAAAAACCACTTTTACTGCACCAACATTTGCTGGTGGTGGAACTGTAAATATTAAAGTAGTAGCTAAATTTTCAATTACTTATATAAGGTAATAAATAATTATCTATATATTTGCTTTGCATATATAGATATATTATGAACATTATTTTTCAAATTGACGGTGGTCTTGGTAAGTGTATCATGGCCACCGCTGTGTGTGAGTGCATTAAGCACCATCATCCTGATGACAAGTTAATTGTTGTATCAGGTTATCCAGAAGTATTCTTAGATAATCCCTGGGTTGACCGAGCTTATGCTTTTGGTCAGCAACAGTATTTCTATGAAGAATACATTGAGGGTAAAGATGTAAAAATTCATGCACACAATCCTTACGTAGAAGCAGCTCATGTACAAATGAGTGAGCATCTTCTTAAAACCTGGTCTAAAATGTTTGGTTATCAGTACAATGGAGAGTTTCCTAAACTGTACCTAACTAGCCGGGAAATGACTTTCTTCTCACAGAAGTATCAAAGTGACAAACCATTATTTGTTATCCAAACTAATGGGGGTGCTCCTAATCAGGAATTAAAGTACAGTTGGGCAAGAGATCTGCCTCAGCATGTAGCTCAGGAAGTAGTAGATCATTTCTCTAAAGATTATCAAGTAGTACATATCCGTAGAGATGATCAGCCGGTATTAAATAATACAATACAGGTAAGTGATAACTTCAGATCTATGTGTGTATTATTAATGATGAGTAGTAAGAGATTGTTAATTGATTCTTTTGCTAACCATGCATGTGCTGCATTACACTTACCATCTGTAGTTTGCTGGATTGGTAATAGTGAGGGTGTATTTGGTTATGATATTCATAAGAACATCAGAGCTAATAACTTTACCAAGAAGCCGGAGTTGAGACATTCTTACTTAGGTAAGTTTAATATTATTGGTGACCCGTTAGAGTTTCCATATCATAGTGAAAGAGATATCTTTAATACTGAAGATATTATTAAAGCATTGGAGGAAATCAACTAATGGAAAAGATATTTTTTAATTCAAGTTTACCTAGATCTGGTAGTACATTACTCCAGAATATTCTAGGCCAGAATCCGGATTTTTATACTACACCTACAAGTGGTGTATTAGAGTTAATCTATGCAGCTAGAGCTAACTACACAGAGTCTCCAGAGTTTAAAGCTCAGGACAGTGAGACTATGAAGAAAGGTTTCCAAGCATTTTGTAATGCCGGAATGACAGGTTTCTTTACAGCCATTACTGACAAGAAGTATGTAGTAGATAAGTCTAGAGGTTGGGCAGTACATTATGATATGCTAAACTTTGCATATCCGGAACCAAAGATTATCTGTATGGTTAGAGATATGCGGGATATCATATGCTCAATGGAGAAGAACTTCCGTAAGAGCCAGCATTTAAATGATCCTATTGTAAATCATGCACAGATGACCGGAACTACTACACCTAAGCGTGTAGACCAATGGTTAGCTAGTCAACCTGTAGGTATGGCAATTGAGCGTCTTAATGAGATTATCAGACAAGGTAATGATAAGCATATCCACTTCGTTAAGTTTGAGGATTTGTGTTTATATCCTCAGATGACTATGGATAGGATTTATGAATACTTAGGTGTACCAGCATACAAGCATGACTTTGATGATATTCAACAAATTACTCAAGAGGATGATGCTGTATATGGTATTTATGGTGATCATACTATCCGGACTAAAGTTGAGCCAGTACCTTCTCAAGCAAAAGCTATCTTAGGTAAAGATGTAACAGATTGGATCTGGACAAACTTTAAGTGGTATAACGATTACTTTAGATATACAAAATGATAGTTGTATTTTTTGGCCAACCTACATCTGGTAAGACTACCTTATGTAAAGAGTTCTTTGGATGGCTTAAGAAAAATACAAAGAACAAGGTTCACTATATGGATGGTGATAAGTTCCGTAATGTATTCTCTAATAAAGATTATTCAAGAGGAGGTAGGATTAAGAATCTTAATCTTGCCTCTGATATTGCCCACTATGAGCAATCATTAAATGATGTTGTTCTTATGGCTTTTGTTTATCCTTATGAAGAATGCCGGAGATACTTAGAGCAGTATGGTGATAGAGTACTTTGGGTATATCTAAAGTATGATGTAGAAGAAAAACGGGGTAGAGAAAACTTCCATGTTATTGATTTTGAAGAACCTACAAAAGTAGATTTAGAGATTAATACATCTGGGGTAAGTGAGAAAGATTCAGTTAACAAAGTAATTAATATATATAAAACATATGGAAGCTAAAAAATATGCAATGTTCATTGGAAGATATCAGCCATTACATGATGGTCATATTTTCTTGTTTGAGCAAAAGATCAATGAGGGTATTCCCGTACTAGTATGTGTACGCGATGTACCTAAAGATGAGAAGAATCCTTTTGAGCCTGATGAGGTAGTTAGGAATATTGGTGAGAAACTGTTACATCATGTTCAAGCCGGTATGCTTAAAGTTATGGTATTACCTGATATTGAAGGTGTATACTATGGTAGAGATGTTGGATATAAAGTAGAGCAGATTCAAGCTCCTGCAGAAATCCAGGCTATCTCAGCTACTAAAATCAGGAAGGAAATGGGGTTATGAGTAATGACAAGTTAAGACACATACTTAAGACTGTAACCTGGAGGATTGTAGGTACTATAGATACTATAATTCTTAGCTGGCTTATTACCGGAAACTTTACTCTAGGATTAAAGATAGGTAGTGTAGAAGTCATTACTAAGATGATCCTTTATTATTTACACGAGCGTGTTTGGTTTAAGTATATTAAACTAGGCAGAAAATAAGATTTTACTTGTTTTATTAAACCATCTACAGTATATTAATATTGTATAAGTACTAAGAGGGTTTGTTGGTTTATCCCTCTGATTAGACCCCGGTGTAAAAAGCCGGGGTTTATTTTATAATAACTTGATTATAAACTATTTTTACTACATTTGATAAAACAATTACCACATGTATTCACAAGAATTAAAAGATAAGGTAGCTAAAAGTAAAGGATGGAAGCTATCTAATATTGAGTGTGCAAGAAGAATTGGTATTACATTAGATGAATATTTAAAGATTAAGAAGTCCCTGGGATTTAAATCTAAAAAATTAAAATATAATTCTGAACATAATACAGAAAGAGTTAATTCTGAGTCCTATGATTTAGAAAGAGGCACAGGTAAGATAGAGAAGTTAGTATCAGTTAATCCTAAAACCCCTGAAGAGATTATAGATATCTTGGGTATAGATACTACAGAATGGAAGTTATCTCAATACTGGAATAAAGAAAAGAGTGACAAGTGGTTAGTATCAGCTTTAGTAACTAAAGTAGTAAAGACTAAAGAAGATTATCTAAAAGACATCATAGAAAACTTTAAACCAGATTATAAACCAGTAGTAATAAAAAAGCAAAAGAGGCACCGGTATGTAAGCTGTGTACTATCTATGCAAGATATGCATATTGGTAAGGATGGTAATGATGATATCATAGAACAGTACTTTGCATCACTAGAACAATTAACAGAGAGTGTATCTAATAATTACTTTATAGATGATCTAGTGTACGTTGTAGGTGGTGATATATTAAACATGGATACATTTAGTGGTACTACTACATCAGGTACTCCAGTAGAGAACTCTGATAAAGCCTACAAAGTATATGCTGAAGCTTTTGATGCCCTATACCGGGGCATTCGTTTTTTAAAGGAGAGGTGTGAGACATTACATATAATGTTTATACCGGGTAATCATGATAGACTATCATCTTATCATCTAGTACACGCTCTCTCTAAAGCTGTACAAGAGGATGGTATAGTATGGCATGCTGATTATGCAGAGAGAAAAGTACTTACGTTTAATAATAACTTCTTTGCATTTGAGCATGGGGATGTAAATACTAAGAACTCATTACTAGTTTATGCTACTGAATTCTCAGAGCCCTGGGGTAATACTAAATTTAGAACTTTGTATACCGGGCACTATCACAAGAAGAAAACTGTAGAGTATATTACAGAGGATGAAGTCACCGGTTTCTCTATTAAGATCATTCCTAGTCTATCTAAAACAGACTACTGGCACTACCATAATAAGTTTATTGGTAGTAAGAGAGCTGCCCTTATTGAGGTTCATGACTATGAAAATGGTAAGATTGGAGAGTTTGTTTATAACTGTATTTAATCTGGATTAAATTTTGTATCTTATTAATGTAGTCAAGGTATGAGAGGATATAAAGCACCTGATTTACATGCTTCAAGGCTGAGAATAAAACCCAAAAGAATCTTGTCAAAAGATTTCCTGGAAGAGTTCAAAGAGAAGCATCCTGAGTTTTCTACATTAGATGACAAAACTATCAAGAAGATAGTGATGACATTTAATGAAAATATTTGGAAAGAGGTAATTGCGTATAGGGATGGAGTTGAGTTACCAGAAAGTCTGGGATATCTGTTCATAGGTACCTGTACATTTAACCGGGACACTAATGTAAATTATGGTCTATCAGTTAAATACGGTAAAGAGATAAAGAACAGGAATCTAGAATCAGATTCTAAGTTAGCTAAGATTTTCTATACAAACTATCAGACCAAGTATAAGTTTGCAAACCGTGAGTTATGGGGTTTCCAAGCTATTAGACAATTCAAGAGATCAGTAGCTAAAGAGTATCCTGTATCTTGGCAGAAATACATTGTTGTAGATTCATATAAAAAAGTGTCTGAGATGTTTTCTAAAGCCATGAGAAAAGAAGGTGGTAAAAAACAAGATCAAGAGGTGCTAAAGTTATATGATGAATTTGAATTTTAATAAAAATGGTAACTATTGGCACCGTAATATCACGGGTAAAGAATCAGGTAAAAGGAGTAAGGCAAGATGCTTTCCTAACTGATAGGTATGTTTACAGTGTAGTTGTAAAATACTCACAGCTTCTGATGAGAAGACAAGACTCTCAGAACAAATTAATGAAGTTTAATTCTATTTGGAGAACTCTAGATTGTTTAGAGTTAATTGAAGTAGATAAGATAGAAGCATGTTGTGCAGGAATTAAATCTGGTTGTACTATCCGTAGAACAAAAGAAAAGCTTCCAGTCATGCTAGAGGGTTACTGGGGTCCTTTGATCCGTACAGTGAGCTCTATTGATGCATCTGAGGAGTTATATGCAACTACTCCTGGTCAGTTTACATCTATGACTAAGACAACCGGATTTAGGTACAACAAGTTTAAATACTTCTGGTACTTAAACGGATACTTGTATATGCCTAATCTTGACTGGGATGCTATCAAAGTAGAGGCAATCTTTACAGAGGATACAACTGATGGTAATGCTTGTACCAAAAAACAAGATTTGGGTATCAATGTACCTGAGTTCTTATTAGCAGAAATTGAAGCTATGGTAATTAAAGATTTGGGATCTAGGTTATCTATTCCTACAGATCTTAGTGATGATAATATTAATCCTAACAGATAATGCTTACAGAATTAAAATACCGTACATTCAATCAATTACTTGAAGATGTAAGTGTTGATTTCTCTATGTATGCTCTAGAGAATATGATAGAGCCACAGCAACTTATCAAGGTTGTACAGAGAGTTAATTATGATTTAGGTCTCCGGATTAATATGACTAAAGAGGTTGTACTTGATATTGTTAATAGCAAAGTAAGACTTCCGGATGATTTCTATGTATTAAACTACGCTATGTTGTGTGGTGAATATACAGTTACACAGCCTGCTATTTCTGGTACACATAGAGAGGACGTAGTAGTACCATTTGTTCCCGGACCATTAGATCCTTGTACTCCTACAAACACATGCTTAACACAGTGTGGTGATTTATTACAAGTAATCCAGACTACACAGTTTGAGACCCGGACATATGAGATTAGCACAGTTATCTCTTTAGATAATAACTCTAAAACTATCTCTTGTGATTGTCCTAACCTTACCTGGAAATCTCCATACAAAGGCCAACTTAAAAATAACTTCATCTATCTTAACCTAGAGCATGGTAAAGTATATGTTAACTACCAGGGTACTATGGAAGATGAAGAGGGTAACTTGATGGTGTTAGATAATCCTTATGTAAATGAATACTATGAGTATGCTGTTAAGCAGAGATTGCTTGAGAACTTATACATGAATGGTGAGGATGTAGTACAAAAACTTAATTTAGTTGAACAGAGATTAAGAGCAGCCCGTAATAATGCTTTGTCATTAGTTAACACTCCAAACTTTGCAGAGATGTATAAGATGTGGGAGATGAACCGTAAGGCTCAATACAATAAATATTACGATATGTTCAAGAGTTACAATCATAATAGTTGGAGATAATGGATGGCAAGACCAGTTTAATACACACCGAGATATACAATAAAGGTTTACTGAAAGATGTAAATGATACATACGTAGGTGAAGGTTATTGGACGCATGCTAGAAATGCTGTAAACAACTCTCCTTCTGGAGACGTTGGAGTATTGGGTAATGAGCCTAGTAACATATTATGTACTAGAGCCCCATATACTATTATTGGTACAGTGTATATTGGTGATGGTTACTGGGCTATTTATTCTAGTAATAACTTTGCTTCTGAGATTGGATTATTTCATGAGGAGACTTGTGAGTATAATACTATCTACAATGATCCTTTTAACAAGTGCTTTAATTTCTTTAAAGAGTATCCGGTAATTGGTGTATCTAAATATAACTCTGATTGTTCATGGCAGTTATATTGGGATGATGGATACAATGTATCCCGCACTATGAATATTGGTAAGCAGGACTCATGGCCTTATCCAGTAGGTAACTGGCAGGGTGTTCCTTATCTTACTACAGATATTCTTCCTGGTCCATGTAAAGATGAAGTATCTACTGGTACTATTGATTGTGATAAACTAAGATTAGCAGCATATGCTAAAACCCCTTGTATTCAAGTAAAGAAAGGTAATGGCTTAGGTACATTACTTAATGGATCATACCAAGCTACAATTGCTTATTCTGTTAATGGAGTTAGAGTATCTGATTACTTAGCTATCTCTAACGTACAAGCTTTGTGGACACATGATAATGTAAACGGGTCATTAGATATTTTCATTAATGGTTTAGATACAGAGTATGATGAGTTTGAGTTAGTAGTTATAGGCTTTGTTAATCAGCAAGCTGTAGCTAGAAGAATTGGTTACTATTCTACTCAGACTAGTACTGTATCATTAGATGCTGTAGATCCTACATTACCCACAGTTCCTTTGGAGCAGATACCATTACGTACCCCGGCTTATGAGAAATCACAGGGTATGTATAATGTAAATGAATACCTTATCCGTATTGCTCCAACTACCTATGAAGACTTTAACTACCAACCGTTAGCTAATAAGATTGCTACTAGTTGGGTAGGAGTAGAATATCCTGCTGACTATTATTATAAAGGCGGAAACAAACCAACATTTTTAAGAGATGAAGTATATAGCTTTTTTATACGCTGGATTTATGACACAGGTGCTAAGTCATCTAGCTACCATATACCAGGACGTGCATCAAAACCCGGAGAGCTTAGTAATAACTCTGGTCTGGATCACATCGTAAACTTTGGTCCAGAACAAAACTGGCAAGTAAACAACACTGCTACTAAAGTACCAGCAACTGGTACTACTGATGATGGTGGTACAATTGTATTTAAAGGTGAGATGGCCTACTGGCAGTCTACTGAAAAGTATCCTGATAATAAACCAGATGTATGGGATAACTTATGTGGTTTAGAAATTAGACACCACAAGTTTCCGGATGACATTATTATTCCTAACTACAATACAACTAATGATACTATTGTTTCTTTAGGTGTAGAGTTCTCTAATATTGAGTTTCCAAAAGATTCTGCTGGTAATCTTATCAGAAGTATTATTGGTTATGAGATCTTAAGAGGATCAAGAGAAGCTAATAGATCTATTATTGCAAAGGGTCTCATTAATAACATGAGGTCTTATGATATTATAGATAGTAATATTACTGGATTGTACGTAAACTATCCGTACAACTTCTTAGATCATGATTCTTTCTTAGGTAGAGATAAAAAGAGATTACCTAAAATAAGACAGACTCGTGGTGGTACTATGGATGATGATAAGTATCATACTGGAAATTCTGCTGCTGTAGATGTACAATTGTTTGATGGAGTTAAGAGAGATATCTTTTCTTTTCACTCACCTGAAACCACATTCCGGAATCCTTTCTTATCAGCTACAGAATTAAAAGTATATGGTCAAGTATGGGGAGATGTAGAAGGTAGATTTAGACCTGTAGATAATCATCCTAAAGATAAGTTTATTACAGATACATCTGCTATCATTGCTAACCTTGCTGGTATTGCATTAGGTGTTGCTGCTGCACGAAATGCTGTTCCTATTACAGACTTTCTTATCTCTGCTGGTATTACAGCAGGTATTCCAGCAATTGCCGGAACTGCTACTACAGCTCAACCATTTACAGGTGCTGTTCTTGGATTAATTGGAGCAGTAGGTCAGTATGTTATTTTATTTGGTTATTACTGGTTAGCATCTACACAAAGTTTAATTGAAGGTATAGAAGCAGCTGGTGGTAAAAGACAGTTTGCTTATCAATATGTATCACATGGTTTCTATAGAAACTTTGCTTCTTCACCCGTAGGTAATAGAAGAAGAGAGATTATCAAGTCTTTATACATTGATCCTGTTATTCAGGATTATGATACTAGCTATCGGATTAATAACTTGTTCCGGGCAAGCACTGTAAGTGTATCTTTAAACTCTCCTATTGCAGATCCTACAGTTGTAGATAATACATTATTTACTATTGGTCAAATGGCTAGAGGAGAGAATGGAAGACCTGCTCCTAGCTCTTATGGTTTAAATGATGTTACTGCTCCTGCTGAACCTCAAACTGTTACAGCAAGAGATATCTGGAGAAAACCAGAAAGCTTTACTCAGTCTTCAGTTACATCTGCTCACTATGCTGCATTAAAAGTTAAGAATGATAATCAGTATGGTCAGTTAGATAATATCAGACAAGTACCGGTTGGTTGTATTAATTTATGGACATCTGGTTATTTACCTAATGCTAGATCAACATCAGCTGTAATCTTTGGTGGTGACATGTATGTTAACCGCTATACTGAGAAATCTACATTCTTTTATTTCTCTCAGTGGATGCAAGATCTGCCAGATAATACTGAGTGGGATTATAGATTATATAACATGCTTCCTTATCCAAGATATTGGATGGATACTACTAAGTATAATGCCGCTGATTTATTGGGTGGTATATTCGGTGGTGATCAAGCATTACCTAATGACTTTCACCATTTAGATAGAAGAAAAGTATCTGGTGCATTCATGGTAAGATTTGCATACATGTATTTGTTTAACTCTGGTATCCGGGATTTTTATGTAGAATCAGAGATTAACTTAGCATACAGAGATTATGGAGATGATCCAGGTAAGAGACATTATGACTTTACTACCTACACAGATTATGAGGAAATGTTCCGGACTCCATATATCAAAGATACTAACTATCAGAAGTATGATTATGCTTTAAGTATTAGTAAGCACTTCTCAAACTTTGCATCATGGGGTAACTTACAATCTAGGATTTATGATCCCTCTAATACATCATGTTACACAACATATGATACAAGGGTAATCTATTCTTTGCAACAACAGTTTGAATTAAGTAAAGATAACTGGAGACAGTTCTTAGCTAATAATTACTATGACTTTGATTCTAAAGTAGTTAGCATGCGTTCTGTTGGTAAGACCGGGGCCATTATCATGTTGAGTGGTGAATCTCCTGTTTTATTCCAGGGTGTGGAAACATTAGATCTTAATGGTGGTACTAAACTATCTATTGGTGATGGTCAGTTGTTTAATGCACAACCATTACAGAATTTAGTAAATGCTGATCCTGAGTTTGAATACGGTAGCTGTCAAAATAGATTCTCTGTAATCAATACACCAGCCGGATTATTCTACATGAGTCAAAATCAGGGTAAAGTATTCTCTTATGGTCAAGGACTACAAGATATATCTAAGTCCGGTATGAAGTGGTGGTTCTCACAGTATAGTCCTTATGCTTTGTTACTAGACTTCCCAGATATAGAATCTAATATTCTAGATAATACAATCATTGGTGTAGGTTGTCAAACTACATATGATAACATTAACGAGATTGTATTCTTCTGTAAGCGTGACTTTAAACTTAAGCCACAGTACAAGGGTAAGGTAATCTATTTATTCAGTAATAAGTTTGGGCATGTAGACTTCCCCGGATATCAGTTTGATCTAGGTGATCCTACCTACTTTGAAGATGCATCCTGGACAGTAAGCTATGATCCTAAAGCTAAAGCTTTTATATCATTCCATGACTGGCATCCTAACTTAGTAATGTCTAGTAAGACTTACTATATGACAGTAAAGGATAATGGTATCTGGAAACATAACTTAGTATGTGATTCTTATTGTAACTACTATGGTGTTAACTATCCTTTTGAGATAGAGTATGTACAGAACCAAGGTCAAACCGTTACAACAACCAGATCAGTAGAATATATCTTAGAATGCTATAGATACTCTCCTAACTGTTTAGATTATCATCATCTGTTAGATGAGAACTTTGACCGGGCTATTGTATATAACACAGAACAGATCTCTGGGGACTTAAGATTAAACTTATCTCCTAAGAATAATCCTTACTTAATTAATAACTATCCTTTAGTAAATGTCAATAACATTGATATCTTATTCTCTAAAGAAGAACAGAAGTATAGGTTTAATCAGTTCTGGGATATTACTAATGACCGTGGTGAATTTACTGGTACTTTTGCACCCATGTGGGTCACTGAAGCCAACGGTTATATTAGGAATATTAACGCAACTTATGTAAATTATAATAAGGGAGCTACACAAAGAAAGAAATTTAGACACTACCTTAACAAGGTTATATTGAAAAAACTTGTTTCTGGCTCATCTAAGTTCTTATTGAAGCTCAGTAATAACAAATTGTTAGCTTCATTTAGGTAATAAAATGGCTAGAAAAAAACCTATCATATCTCCTTTAGGTCAGTGGGCATATCCCGGTGAGGTTACAATTATACCCTCTTCTGATATAACAATGAAGGGGGTTAACTATCCTGTATTAGGTATAGATGATTTAGGTAATCAGCAAATGATGATGCCCGGTCAGGATTATACATTCCCCGGTAACTATGTAACTGAGATACCCCAGATGGGTAAAGGTGGTTTAGCACAATGGTTTGATGAAAAATGGGTGGATGTTAAGACAGGTAAAGCATGTGGTAGATCAGGTAAAGATAAAGACGGTAGACCATATCCTGCATGCAGACCAAGCAAACGGGTAAATGAAACAACTCCTAAGACTACATCAGAAATGTCATCATCAGAAAAAGCTAAGTTTAAAAGAGAGAAAACATCTGGTAAGCGCATAGACTATAATCATAAACGTAGAGAAGATGGTGGTGAGACAGGATGGTTAGATGAATATCAAACAGGTGGTTGGGCTGGTTGGACACCTAATGTAGGTAAGCCCTATATGAGAACTAGTCCTGCTGGTAATGCTGGCTATACTGATAATACTAGAGTAGTTAATCAGAATACAAACGTTACTGCTGCTAATAGAAAAGCTGCAGAAGCTGCAGAGTATGCTAAACGTGTAGGTAGTGTTAGTCAAGGAGAAGCTAAATCTGCTTATGAAAAAGCAAGAGACGCTAGTTCATTAGTAGCACAAGCACAACAACGTAAAGGTTCTGCTGATCCGTTAGACTATGTATTAGACATGGTTAACCCAGCTGCATATCCATTTTCTGCTATCGATTTGGTAGGTAATACGGGATCAGCTGCTGTTAATGCCGCACAGGGTGATTTTGCTGAAGCAGGAAGCGATTTATTGAATGCAGGATTAAACGCTTTTGATGTTGTTCCATTAACAAAAGGATTAGGAAAAATAGCAAAACCTTTGGTTAAAAATGCGGCGCAAGCAGTTTCAAGATACGCCGATGATGTAGCAGAAACTTCTAGAATTGCAGGTAAACTAACATTGCCTACTTATAAAAACGTATACAGAACCGAACATGCAAATTTTAATAATGTTGCAACGCCTGATGATGTTACTGGTAGATGGGCATTAGATAATCCACAACGTGCAGATTTTTATGTAAGCAACTTGAAAACTCCACGAGAAGATTCATATGTCTACAGAGATTACTGGAAAGGTGAAATAGAACCGGTAAGGATAATGAGAGATCGTCTTCCTGAATACAAAATAAATCAACAGTTTGGTGAAGGTATGCCCGAAGAAGCAAGAATTATGAGTATGGGTACCGGTAAATTAACAAATGACGAGTTAAATTTTGTGCTCGGCGAAGGTGCTGTTGATAGAATGCGAACTGGTAAATTAACACAAACGGATTTAAACTCTATGTCTACTGCTCCATTTTTGTATAACCCAGAAGAAGGGATACTTGATGCAGATAGAATAAATCAATTACGTAAAGGTGAGAATACTTTTTTAGGTCGTGGAAAAACTTCTCTATTTCCAGATCAGGATAAAGCGGTTCAGTATTTAAGAGGTCAGAAAAAAGGTCAAAAAAATATGTCTGCTCTTAGCAAATACTTACCATTTAGTACATACGAACAAGGTGGTCAAACCAACTGGTTAGATATATATCAAGATGCTGGTGAAGTTCCTTTTGATGTAGAGAGAATGCAGGGTGCTGATATACGTAAGAAACGTTCTTGGTTAGATAAGTTAAGAGGATATGTACATAAAGGAGAAAAAGCAATTGGTCTAGATCCATACAATGAAAGATCAGATGATTTTATGGAGCAATGGGCTAGAAGAATAAATACTGCAACCGGGGGCAAAGATTGGTATAAACAACCCAATGATGCATCTGGTGCTGGTGGTATAGGTACTGCTATGATGGAAACAGTAATGGCTCCGTTTAGTGCACCACAGTTAGCTTCTGTATATGGAGCAACTGGTAAAGTACAGATGCCATCTGAAGCAATGAATATTCAGAATCCTGTAGGTTCTTTCTTAGCTGATGCTATATTAGATCCCACTAATTTAGTAGGTGCTGGTATAGCTAAAAATCTAGGTAAAGGATCTTTACAAAATATGATTAGAAATAGATCTAGAGGAGTAAGACCAGATTTTACTCCTAATGTTTCTAATCAATTAGCTTCACCACCATCAGAAATTATAGTGGATCCAACTACTGGACAATTTAATTCTTATTTTAATCAAGATATAGAACGTCCTTATTTTGATGAGTGGGTAAGGATGATGAATAATAATGCTAGTGAGTTAGATGTTTCAAATCTTTTTGCAAATCCTGCTGAATCTATTGATTTAAGAAAACTTAAAAAGATTGCTAAAAATAGATCTGGATTAACAAAAGAAGAGATATTAAAGAATGCATCTCCTAAAGATAAAGAGGTTTTAAGTAAAATGTCTGAATCTGAATTTGAACAGACAGTGTTAAAACCTACAGGTGAAGTAGTTCCTTATGAACCTGCTATAAATTTAGGTTTAGGTTTTAATACTAATACAAGGAATTTAAATTTATCAAATACTATACCTATGGATAATAGTGAGTATGTAGATATTTTTAATTCTAGATTAGATAGACTTAATGAGATTATTTCTAGAAATAATAAATCAGGATTAGACTATTCTGTTAAAGGATTATCACCATCTGGCGCATTAACATTTAATACTCCAGCTCAAATTGAAAAACTTGCTCCAGATACTGCTGTACTTAATCAGTTAAGAGATCGTGGATTTATGGATGAAGCTGGTAATATAGATCCTCGTTTTCAAGACTACGCAGACCGTTGGGGAATTATGGGTAATAGAAATATTCCTCAAGGAGAATCTACTTGGATGTTAGATATAAATCCTGGTCAATGGCGTGGTGAAGTAGAAGATATTGCAAATGCCGAATACTTTAAAGCTATCCCTGGATTAAACATGAGGAATACAACAGCAAGTGTATTTTCTGATGCTCTTCCTAGAAGAGGTACTGGTACATATAATAGTATAAATGAATATCTTAAAGAGCTAGATCTCGGTAGAGTAAAACCTGGTTTTAATTCACAATCTCAATCATCCAGTGGACTTTGGGAAGATGCAATTAAAAAAGGAAAAGCCTTTGGATATTTTAATAATCCAGGAACTGTATATGGTTCTATGAGAACTGTTGCTCCATTAGTAGCAGGAGCAGCTGCAGCATCCCAATTACCAGAACAAAAGAATGGTGGTTGGCTTAATAACTATCAAGATGGTGGAGAGAATCTTCCAGAATTAAATTCTAAAATAGATATTGCTAACTTCTATAAGAATCCTTTAAGTGAGAAATATGGTATCTACCAGGATCCTGAAGATGATACATATAAGTATTATTTAAAGTCTGGTGATGAAAGTAGTATTTTACAAAGTGGACCGGATTTAAGTAATATTAATTCTAGAAGATTAGCAGAAATAAATTCTCAAAAAGGATCTTTATCAAATGCACAGTTAGCTAATATTAAAAATGTTAGTCCTGTAATTCTTCCAGAACAAAAACAAAGAATATTAAGAGATAAGGTATATTACGATCAAGAGGATTTAATGGAACAAGCAATGAGTGAGTCTGCTATTCCTTCAGTTAAAACACCTTCTTACTCAGAAATTTTAGAATCAGATCCAGAGTTTAAAAGGGTAATGACAGAGAAACCAAAACCTGTTGCACCCATTAAACCAAAACCAGTAGCTGCTGATACACCTTTAGTTCCTATAGGTAATGCTCCAAGAGCAATAACCAGACCTGCTGTAAGAAAAGTAGTAGCAAAAAATGATATTGTTAACTTAGCTGATCTTACTATTACCAAAGCTGATTTAGCTTATTTAAATAAAGTTGAAGAATATTGTCCTAAGGGTAATTGTTTAGAGACTACAAGAAATGCTTATGATATGCTTCCTGGAAGAATACAAGGTATTCCTACAAGCTCTGACATTTGGAGTAATGATTTAAAGATACATAGTAAAAAAGGAACACCAACTGCTAATGATATTAAACAGTATCCTTATTTTGCTGGAGACTCAGGTTCAGGCACGGTAGATAGCTGGGATATTCATGGTGTAATTGTTGCAAATGGTGGTAAGAATTTATTTAATATTAATAATCCAACTCCAATTGATTACAAACAAATACCTGTTGGAGCTGTAATTGGTTGGGGTCCTGCAAATAAAAAAGATTCTAGCTATAGTGGTAGAAGTAAAGGTTATAATAAACAGTTTGGTATGCAACCAAGTCATCATAGTACTATGGTTACTGGATATAGTGAGACTGGAGAACCAATAGTATATGATGGTTTCTTAAAGAAGTATATGACTTTAACAGAAGCTAAAGCAAATATTGGAAGTTCTCTTAGTTATGAGTTAGAAAATATATCTGCACCAAAGTCTATATTAAATAATACACAAGATAATCTTAGAAGTCAAGGTATATTACTTAATTATATCCCCCCTACTAATGTTAATCCTAATAAAATCTTAGCTGCAGCTAATCAACCTTGGGCACAAATACCAGAAGGATCAGCAAAGAGAGCTCCTAGATTTAATAAACAAATGATGACAGAATTTAATTCAGCTTTAATGAATAATAAAGGTGAATTAATGCGTAACTTAAATATAAGTTCTGAAAAGTATGATGAATTAGCTAAAGTTGCTTTAGCTATTTCTGCTCAAGAAAGTGAGGGCGGTGGAGCATTAGGTATAATTGATGGTAGTACTATTGGTATGACACAATTAAATCCTGACAATATATTTAAAGATGATAAATTAAAAAAGGCTGCAAGCAAACCATATATTTTAAATGATGGTGGTAATAACATTTTAAAGCCTGAACTTATTAAGACACCATCTGGATCAGCTGTTGCTACTATGATATATCTATCTAAATTAGATAAAGATTCAGAGAGATATTATAATGAAGGTAAAGTACCAAAAGATAGAAGCTTTACAAAAAATTCTAATATTATAAAAGATGCACTTAGATCTAATACATCTAAATATAATGCTGATGGATTTTTTGTAGAAGAAGCTAATAAAAGAATTGATCTATCTCCTTTTGAAGGTGGTATGTTAAGTTCTCCAGATCCTGTAGCTGCACAAAAATTACTTAATAAAACAGCAGGTGCAGCAGATAAATATAAAGTATCTGTTAAAAATGGTAGCTTGGTAGTTACAATGAAAACAAAAGGTAATGCTGATTTAAGTGTTGCTGAAAGAATTGGTTATGCCTGGCAATCACCTAATACTTTAAAATCAGGAGATGCACAAGGAGATAGTGTTTATACTAGAAGAATTAAAAACTATTACGATCTATTAAATAATACTACACCAACATACCGCAAAGAAGGTGGTCAAACCGGTTGGCTAAACAAATACAAATAACTAAAATGAAAGATAAATTTTTACAAATGGCTGGTGTTAATTCTGAGGAAGAATTCTATTCTATGTTTCCTACAGAAGAAGCATTCTTTCAAGCTTATCCTGAAGCCAGAGAGATGAAGAAAGGTGGTAATGTACCCACTAATCCTGGATTATATTCTCGTGTTAAATCCGAGGCTAAAGCTAAATTTGATACCTGGCCTTCAGCTTATGGTTCTGCATGGCTTGTGAAGACTTACAAGAACCGTGGTGGTGGATATAGAAAAGCTCAAACCGGTGGTGGTATGGAGCAACAACAAATATTCCAATATCCTAACTATGATGGTAACATGGCTTCTTATTATAATAAGATGAATGAGGATAGAGCTAACAATCCTACGAATGCTATTGGTGATTTTATGGTTAATGGTGCAATGGCTGCCGGAACTGCTATGGATAATGCAGAAGGAAATGGTGAAGATAAAATGCAGATGGCAAAGTTAGCTATGAATGTTATGGGTATGCCAGCTATGCAGATGGGTGGTGTAGGTATGATGATGCGTGATAACTATTATGATGAAGGTGGTGAAATGGCAATGGGTCAGATAATGGCTATGAATGATAAGATTGCTAGATTGCAAAACTTTATTAATGGTGAATCAGAGGTTGAGCCTTGGGTAGCTAGTAAATTAACTTTAGCTGATGATTATATTTCTTCTGTTGCTGACTATCTTCAATTCAATGAAGGTTCTGAAGAAGGAGAGGAAGAAGGAGAGGAAGAGGAAGAAGATATTGATATGAACATGGGTGAGATGGAAGAGATGAAGATGGGTGGTATTCCTCAGCGTTATAAGAACAGAGGCTTTAGTAAAGTAGGTGCTAAAAGAAAATCTGATAGAGCTGGTAAGAAATGGATGGTATTAGCTAAGAAGGGTGATAAGTATAAAATTGTACATGGTGGTTATGTTGGTATGAAAGACTTTAGCCAGCATGGTTCTAAGAAACGTAAAGATAATTTCTGGAATAGAATGGGTGGTAAAAACTCAGCTAAGGCTACAGATCCATTCTCTCCTTTATACTGGCACAAACGTTTTGGTACTTGGGCTAATGGTGGTGAGATGATGCCTCCTGAAATTGCACGTGCTCGTTTTGCCGCTGCTGGTAACTTAGATAAGTTAGATGACTATGGTTATGCTAAAGGTGGTCAACCAACTAATGCTGGATTCCAAGCATTACCTCCTTACGTACAAGCTAAGATATTATCTAATATGGCAGAAGGAGGAACTTATGGTTCTGCCCCTATTAATACATTTATGTCTCCTGGTATTGATAATGATCCTAGATTTGAACAATATTATAATCAACAGCTTCAGCAATTTAATAAAGCTGGTGTAAAACAAGCACCATCACGTAATGACATTTATTCTTATTATCAGTCCTCTAATCCTCAATCAGCTGTAGATCAGACAGGACGTATGATATTTAATTCTGCACCAGGAACTATTTCTAGTTCAACTACATTTAGTCAAGCTGTAGATCCTAATACTGGTAAAGTATTAAATCAAGGTACTAATTTACAGAAGTCTGCATTTGATCAACAAGCCCGTAGATTTCAAGAAGGTGGTCCAGCTTTAACAGAAGAACAAAAAGCTGCCGCTGCAGAAGCTGCTGCTAAGAAAAAGAAACGTAATGATACAATAGCTGGTATTGGTTTAGGTATTGGAACTGCCGCTGGTATTATTGCCTCTGAAATTAGAGCTGGTCGTAAGCAAAGAGGTTATCAAGAGTTCATGAATTCTAATGATCCAAGACTAGGCACTGGTCAAACTCCATCAAATAAAGAACTCCGTAAAATGGGTAGAAGAATGTATGGTGGTGATACTGACATGTATGGTGGTGAAATGGATATAGATGCTATGTACCAGATGATGAAAGGTGGTCAACCTTGTTATGAGTGTGGAGGTAAAGTATATCAACAGGGTGGTCAACAAGATGAAGTTATGCAAGCTATTCAGATGTATGCACAAATGACTCAAACAGATCCTGAACAACTTATGGCACAGTTACAATCTTTACCACCTTTAGAACAACAAGAAGCTATTCAAAAGATTATGCAGGCTATTCAAGAAGCACAACAAGGCCAATCTCCTCAAATGGCTTATGGTGGTATAAATATTAATCCTGCTAATAAAGGTAAGTTTACTGAGTCAGCTAATAGAGCCGGTATGGGTGTGCAAGAGTTTGCTAGAAAGGTACTTGCAAATAAAGAGGACTATAGTGCAACACAAGTTAAAAGAGCTAACTTTGCTCATGTATTTGGTGGAAGAAATTATCAGAATGGTGGTTATGTTATGGGTGAAGAATATGAATTATCTGATGAAGAAATACAAGATTTAATTAATAAAGGATACAAAGTTGAATACATCTGATAAAAAAAGAAGACACAGAACTAAATTTAAACAAAAAGATGATTTAGGGAATTTGTATTGTTATAAATGCAAAGACTATAAAGATATTAATTTGTTTGATAATAATTCTGAAGAGAGTAATATTTTTTATAGAGATGGTAAAGATAGAAGATGTAAGGATTGTAAGCACTCACAGTATAAAAAAAGATTATTAAGTAATAATAATTCTACTTTTGAACAGTTATTAAATAAAAGATTTTTAGGATTAAAAGATAGAGCGAATCGTTTAAAGTTAGAAGTTAATATTGATTTAGATTATTTAAAAGAAATATGGAATAAGCAAGAAGGTAAATGTGCTTTATCTCAAATTGATATGACATATTTAAGTAATAAAGGTAGAATTTTAACTAACTTAAGTATAGATAGAATTGATAGTAAAAAAGGATATATCCAAGGTAATATACAATTTGTTTGCATGGCTATAAATCAAATGAAATCAGATTTAACTTTAGATGAATTATATTTCTTTTGTGATAGTATATTAAAAAATAAGACATGAAAAAGAAAGTAAGGGTTAAGAGCTTACCTAAAGCTCAATACGGATTTAATAACTTACCTGCACCTAATGTGCTACGTCCAGATTATTTAGCCACCTGGCAAAAAAATAATCCCTATCCGTCTTTTGGAAGTGCACCAACCTCTGGAGCAATTTCTGCAGATGTTTATTCTGGTATTAATAATACTAGTGGTAACTTTAATGTAGGAATGCCTGCGTTTAATTTAAATACTAATCCTTCATTTTATGCTGATGTATATCAAGGAGATCCTAATACTACAGGATCTTTTAATGTAGGTATGCCAAGCATTCAAGGTCTACGCCCTTCATCTTTTGCACCAAAAACTAGTGTTGGAGAACCTTTATTTTTTGAAAATACAACTCCTATTGATTATAGTAAGTTGCCTACATCTATGGGAGGACGTTCTTTAAGCTTATATCCTAGAAATACTAAATTAGAGTCTGGCATTCTTAGTACAAAGGATGCTATTAGAAAATCTTATACTGATCAGATTCCTGAAGATACTAGGAAGTTAATGGGCTTAGAACCATTTGGCGATATTAAAACAAAAAAACCTAATCAAAAAGGTAATCCTTATGTGGGTCCTATGTTATTAGCTGGTACAGATATATTTAGTTCTGTTGCTAGAAAGATTCAAGATAGAAGTACTGAAGAAGATTTTAGAGATCAGTTTTTAGCTGATAACTTATATAATGTTAGACCGGAAGATTACTCTGGTAATAGAGGAGATTACTTAACTAATACTCCTGGTTTTGGTTTAGACTTTAGACCGGATGAAGCTATAATTAAAGGTTATAATAAAGAGGCCCAAATGGGTGGAGAAATGAAAAGAAAAGTAAAAATTACAAGTTTACCACAAGCTGGATATGGTGGTACTCAAGATGCTAAAGCTGTTAATCAGTTATATGGTAACTCAGCTTACATGATGAACATGTTTAATGGTGCTACTGAAGGTGAACCACAAGAACAATATGGTCAGACATTAGGACCGGATCCTAGATCTATCTCTGTATTAGAAGCAGAGAAGGGAGAGACTCTAGTACGTAAAGGTACTAATAGTACAATTCCTGAGTTCTTTAAGATTGGTGGTAAGCGTCACTCAGAAGGTGGTACTCCATTAGCTGGAGATAAAGCTACTCCAGATAGTTTTATTTATTCAGATACAAAGGCTATGAAGATTAAAGATCCCGCTATATTAGAATCTTTTGGGTTTGCTGCTAAGAAAGGTGGTTATACTCCAGCTAAAATTTCTAAGAAGTTTGATCTTAATAATAAAGAGTTGCGTGAAGGCTTATATTCTGAGACCGATCCCTTACGTAAAAAGACAGCTGTTATGATGGCTGATAACTATATCTCTAACTTAGGTAAGTTAGCTCTTGTACAAGAATCACAGAAAGGATTTCCTCAAGGTGTTCCACAAATTGCTGTACCATATATGGATAAAGTAGGATTAGATCCAGCACAGTTCTTACCACCATCTCCTGAAGAAGGTATGGCAATGGCTATGTATGGTGGTATTCCTAAAGCTCAAAATGGTATTAGTAGAATGGATGGTATGGCAGAGTTTGAAAAATTAAAAAGAAATTACTACGCTGGTAATCCAAATACTGGAATTACTCAGAGAGCAACACCAAATGTTCCAGTTAATAGAACAACACCATATACAGCTCAGGATATAGAATATAAAGATGGTAGATGGCAAGTTAAACCTACAGCTAATATGCAAGCTGCACCATATAGCGTATCTTCACAAAATATGTCTCCTCAGAGATTTCAAGATTATACATTTAATAATCCAGAAGCTGCAATTGATTTAGTTATTAAATCTAGTGGTATTCCATCTTACATTGAAAGAGTAGATAAAGGAAGACAAGAGTTTTTAAATACTCTTAATCAACCGTTTGCTAAACAACAAGTAGATACCATTGCCCCAGCACCAGTTAAACAACCGGTTGTAACACAAAAAGTTAAACCTGCTGCTCAAACACCAAAGCCTAAAGTTAATGTAGCTAAACCCAGTACAGATCCTGTAAGTTCAGAATGGGGCGATTATGAATATGGTGGTAATATTCCACAGTATCAAACTGCAGGAGAAACTCCTCAAGAAGTAGCAAAGCCAAATCCATATGCTAAAGTTTTTATTGAAGAAAGAACTAGTAAAACAACAGGAAAGAAAGCTTATTTGTATTATGAAGGTGATCAGAAATATCTTGTTGATGAGGCAGGTAATGAAATACCAGGAACTAGAAAAGTCAGAACCGCAGAAGATACAAAGTTTACACAATATGGTTCTCCAGAAATTGGAACTGCAATTGATGAGAGAGTTAGAAAAGGTAATAAAGTTATCTATACCAGAATTCCTGCAGGACAGTTTGCTAATCAACCTCGTGTAAAAAATACAGGTATTTATTTACCAAGTGCTGAAGCTTCAGCTAGAACTGAAGGAACTTTAAGTTCTGCAGAGTGGAAAGATTTTCAAGACAGACATGGTGATTGGATTGAAAAAGAATATCCAGGAGGATTTAATAAATTTAAACAAGATTTAGAAACTGTAGACAATGATCCAGATAGATTAAAAAATTTAGAAACTGTTGGTAATAAAGCTGCAGGATGGTTCCAAGATAAGGTTAATGAAAAATCTATTAAAGCCACAGGTAAAGCTTACTTTAAACCAAAAGATCCTAATAGTAAAGATCCTTATCAAAGAGATGTAAAATTTGGTAGAGTAACTTATTCTGTTCCAAACTATTTTGATGATGAAACTCCAGAGACTCCAAATACTCCAAATACCCCAAGAGATCCTCTTGAGCCAGGACAATTAAATCCTCCACCGGTTCCAAAAAGACCACCTATTGGTTTCTATCCTCAAGATGTATTAAATACTGCAGCTGCTGTTGGTGACTTAGCTAGTATCAATAGATACTATCCTAGAATGGCACAGTTTACTGCAGAGCCTATGGAGCCTACATTCTATGATCCTAATAGAGAGTTAGCAGCAAATGCTGAGATGGCTAATATTGCTGGTGCAAACTTGGCTCAGTTTACTGGACCACAAGCTTTCAATACAAGGTTCTCTGAAGTACAAGGTAAAGGTTTAGCTAATGCTGCTAATATCTTAGGTAGATATAATAACTTAAATGTTGGTGTAGCTAATCAGTTTGAGCAAGCTAATAAGCAATTAATCAATGAAGCTAACTTTAGAAATCAATTAGCTGCTAATGACTTCTATGATAAGACTGTTGCTACTAATCAGCAATATGATAATGCTAGAAGAGCTGGTAGAAGAGAGGCTGTTGATTATGTAAATGCTGCATTAGAAAATAGATTTATAACAGATCAAATGAACAGTTTATATCCTAATTTCTTTGTTGATCCTGCTGCTCTTAAAACTTATTATACACCAGCTCAAAAACTTCCACCTGGACAAAAGGGTAAAGATTTAGCAAAATACTTAACTGAAATGGGAATTGATACTAAGAATCCTACAGTTCAGGCTGCTATGGTTAAAAGTATATTCGGAGATATAGATGTAGATGAGCGTGGTAATATTTTAGCAGCACAATCTGCAATGTCTAACAGAAGGAAAACTAAGGGCTCTTAAATATTAGAGGTTTAATAGTTTAACTTTATATTTGTTATATTTATAATATAGATAATGGCTAGTTACATTCAAGGTCTTACCGATTATATACCAAAGGCTGAGCCTTATAAACCCAATTTTGATTTTCTTAATACGGTTTTAGCAACAAGACAGGCTAGGTATGATAGCGCACTTAATAAATTAAGTGGTGCATATGGTAGTATTGTATATGCTGATCTTACAAGAGATGATAATAGAGAAGCAAGAGATAACTTCTTGAAGAACTCTGAGAAAGCTATTCAACAAATTACATCTTTAGATCTTTCAGATCCAGCTAATGTACAATTAGCACAACAGGTATTTCAACCTTTTGTAGATGACAAGAAGATGCAGTATGATATCATGTTTACTAAAGCTAAAAGGCAAGGTGAAACTGAAGCAGAAGCATATAGGATTGCCGGTGATGAAGAAACACAAGCCAAATGGTCTCCAGTTGGAGTACAAGCGCTAGAGTATAAACAGATGGAATTTAGAACAGCACCTCAAGATAAAGCATATAAAATGCCTTTACCTAAGTATGTGCCAGCTGTAAATATTGCAAAGATGGCTCATGAATTAATTGGTGATGATTTTAAAAACATATCTGTTGAAGAACTAAAAGGTGGATATAATATTACTACTACTGGTGGGCCAAAGTCTATAAATGTAATCAGGCAGTATTTAAGTATGGCATTAGGAGCTGATCCTAACGTTAGAGCTTATGCTCAGGAAGATGCATATGTTAGATCAATGAATGATATAACTGCATTAGCAAATCAAAAATATAACGGTGATATTAATGCTGCTAAGCAAGAGTATTATATTAATAATGCTGACGTAGCTTTAGAAAATGATATGTCTAGATTAGAAGATATTAAAGAAAGTGTATCTGAAACATCTAGTAAGTTAAGCGTATATGAGTCTAGAATAAATAGGGGTGATAGACTCTCTCAAAAAGAGCAAGCGCAGTATCAGGCATTAGCAAAAGAAAAAGCTACTGGTGATCAAATAGTTACTAATCTAGAAGATAGAATCAAACAGATTACTACAGCTGTTGAAACACAAGATGTAGATTTATTAGGTAGAGCTTTTCAAGCTTCTAAAGCTACAAGTTTTATTTCTGATCAATTAGCTAAAGCTTCTGAAACAGAAGCCTATAAAAATTACTCTGTTAAAAGAGAGGCTGATCCTTATAGACTTGAAGCATTTAAAAATAGTTTAGAGTTTTCTACTTGGACAAAGAAAGAAAAGATTAGACAAGATTTTGAAAGAGAGAAGATGGCAATGGCAGCCGGTGCACAAGATCAATTTATGGCAGGTTCTACAAGCTATCAAGCTGGTGTTTCTGGTGATCCACTTGCTGCAGATAGACAAGAGTTTAATACTAGCTGGCAACAATACTCAAAAAGTGTTTCTGCACTAGCACAAAGTATTTATAATACTAATGATCCTAAGTTACAGAGTGCTATTGAGTCTGCAGTATCTGGTGCTGGATTTAATATGACTGCACTTAAACAAGGTAAAATTGGTTTGAGTGGACTTAATAAGATTCAGCAAAGAATAGAGAATATGTTAGCTGCTGATCCTAACTTGAGTAATAAAATGGCGCCTTTATTAATTGCTGTAAATGATAGAAAGCAATTAGCTTATACTAATTCTTCTGTAGTAGCGAGTAATAATAAAGTAGTAGTTAGTAATATGATTGCTAGCAATGAGTTTAATCCAAATATTTTAGGAGCTATGTTTAGCAAAGAAGGATCATTAAGAGATGTTAATTCTGCATATAAAGTATTAACTAGTTCTGGTTATCCTATGTCATTTGAAAATTTTGCTGAGAACTATGCGGATGTTTCTGAAGAGTATAAAGCTAAATATGTAAATCTAGCTCAGAATAAAGCAGGGTACAGACCTGTAGGTGCAGGAGGAGATGGTCAGTATATTTCTAACTATGTAACCGGTGTTGCAGATCCTAAGAAGTTTATGTCACCAACCACCATTGGATTTATTGGTGTTATGAATGATGTAAATAATCCAATAGTTAAAGTAGGAGCTGGTAACGCTGCTGATATTACAGAACAGAGTCAAGGCATATTTGCAGATATGGAATCATTACCTGCATTGAAAGCTTACTTTAATAACTTGCGTTCTAAGATGGCTGTAGATAAAACAGCTATTGCATATGATTATGCAGGAAGAGCTTTAGGTAATAATAGTTATCATTCATTAACTGTAAGACCTAGCTCTGCTGATAAAGAATTAAAAGCTTTAAAAGAATCTGGTATTATTAGCGTAGATCAATATAATAAAATTATTGCTAGAGGTATTACAGCAGTTATTCCAAGAGAGATAGTTACAAATCCTATTGCTACTAGATTAGAGACATCTGATAGGCAAATGATTTTAAATAACAGTGGTTCTTATAGATATAAGAATCCTATTAGTAATATTGATATTACATTTACTCAGAATAATGACGGTAGTATTTCTGCATCAGGAACAGCATTTAATTCAGCAACTGGAAGAATAGATCCTTTTATTCAGGATAATATGAATTCTATATACTTTAATAATCTCCTTAGTAGGTTTGATCAGATTACTGAATAATAATTATAATGGCAGATTTTGAAAACATTTTACCACCTCCAGGTATAGAAACCGGTATACCTAATTCATTACAAGGACCAGATATGGTATTTGTAGATGGTATGAATTCATTACCACCCGGTGCACCATTAGTTCCTTATAATGAAGATGTAAGTATACCAGCAGTTCCTACTGGAGGATTTGAAGTAAATTATAATAAGAATAATCCTTTTGATATTACTAAGGATGTTTTAAGATCTCCTATTACTGAATCTGATATTGTCTTTGAAAAGTCTAAAATTAAAACTTTTCAATCCGGATATCAGAAAACTAACTTTAATAGATACTATAGTGATAATGATAACTTCTATAAATTAGGTTTTGATCCTTTAGCTAATAACGATGAGATCTATAATCAAAATAGATCTTGGTATGAGGATCTTGGTAGAGGCTTATTAGGAGTACCGGCACTAGGTTTATCTGTAGTTAAGTCTAGCTACAGAGGAATGGGTGAGATGCTCACCGGTGATTTCTCAATGACAGATGAAGTAGCTGCGGATGAGTTTGCTAAAATTATGGCTGAGTATGGTAGTACTAAAGGTGGTGCTACACAGTTTGCCTCTAATTTATTATTGCAATCTGGATTTGTAGCAGGTATTGTTGGAGACTATTTATTAACTGAAGCTGTAATTGCAGGTAGTGTAGCATTAACCGAAGGCGCTACTTTACCAGCAGCTCTAGCAGCTAGTTCTGCTAAGACAGTTAAAGCTGCTAAAGACTTAGCTAACATGCGTAAGTTATTCACCGCTAATGGTGCAAGGGAAGCTTATAGCTCTATTAAAGGTTTAAATGCTACCAAGCTGGGTCAAGGAGTTACAAGTGTTGCAGAAGCGCTTGTACCAAGAACTTTAACAAATATTAGGAATACAGTAAATGCTGGAGATAATGTAATTGGTTATGCTAATGCTGTAAGAAACGTTGGTGATTTTATATTAGATCTTAAGCAAGTTGGTTATACAGTTGCTGAAGCTTCTATGGAAGGTGGTGCTGTTAAGAATGAATTTATTGATGATAAGATAAATCAGTTTGTTTCTGAGAACGGATACTATCCAGAACAGGAAGAGATGAACCGGATATATAGTTTAGCTGGTGATGCTGGTTTTACCACTAGTGCTATTAACACACCGCTTATATATCTTACAAATGCTATCACCTTTAATAACTTATTTAAGGGTAAAGCAGCAATGCTAAATGCTCCAACAAATGATGTTATTGCTAGATCAGCATTAACTGGAGAAAAGATTATTGCTAGTACAGAAGGTGCTACAGTTTTAACTGCAAAAGAAGCAGCTAAGAAATTATTAAAACCTAAAGAGTATTTAAGCTTTGGAGCCCAATACTTTAAGAGAAACTTATCTGAAGGTATTCAGGAAATTTCTCAAGAGGTTGTGGCTGGTGCTTCTAAGAACTATTATGATAGATTATATGATACCCCAGAAGCTGGTGGTATTATGATTTACTTGGCTGATGCCTATGAGAATACTAAGAGACAAGCTTCTATGCAAGGTCTTGAAGTATTTGCGTCAGGATTTTTGATGGGTGGTCTTACCGGTATTGCTGGTAATTTAGCTAATGTATCAAGAAGAGCGGGTTCTAATGTTTATTATAACTACATTAAAAATGATCCTGAAAAGTATAATCAATTATATAAAGCAGAACAAGAAAGATTTAAAAGTATAGTTACTGAATTAGATGATGCTATTAAGAATGGTCAGAAGGTTTTAACTTTAGATATGGAAAATCTACTAACGCAAGTTAGATTAGGTACAGACATGGTAGAGGCTAGGAAGAACTTTGATGAGAAAGTTTTTCATGATCTAAAAGATATGGCACGGTTTAATAGTATTTATACAGCATTAGAATCTGGTAAATTTGATCTCTTAATACAAAAGCTAGAGAATCTAAAAGATATGAAGGGTTCTGAATTAAAAGAGGCCTTTGATTTAACTGAAGATGTAACTGATGAAGATGCTTTAAAGGTATTAGATGTTAGTATTGAAAGAGCTAAACAAGTTAAAGAGCAGTATAAAGAATTCTCAGATTATAAAAATCCTTTTAATCCTAATAGATTTAGAAGAACTAATCTATCAGATCCTGAAACTAAAGATGCTTATGTTAAAGAAGTAATAAACTATAAAGCATTTGAAGAAGCAAGAAAGGTTGCTGTATTTAGTTTACATGGTAGAGAGCAAGCCCAGAAAAGAATGGGTGAGCTTACTGATAGACTTACAGCTATTGGTACAATTGGTAAATTAACATACTCAGATATTACACCCTTATTAAATTCTAACAATCTTGAACAAGAGTTAGATTTATTAGATAGTGAAATCAAATCATTAACCGGTTCTACAGATAAAGAAACTTTAAAGATTCTTAATTATAAAAAAGCTAAGAAGAAAGCATTAGAGTTATATAAAACAAATCTTGAGAAAGTTGGAGATGTATCTGATTCTGAACAATTAAAAAATAAAAGATTTTTAAGAGATGCTTTTATTAAATACTTTAATACTTTAGCACAAGAGGCAGGTACAACTATCTCTAAAACTGAAGCTGCGGAAGCTTATAATATAATAACTGATTACTATTCATTATCAGATGATGTAAATATATTTACAGAGAATCTGAATTCATTATATGATCCACAGAGTTTCTATGATTATGTAAATAGACTTGTAGAACAACAAAAATATAGACAAGAAAAGCAAGTTGCTTATATGCAAAATGCTAGAAAGTCTTTTATTAATGCTGTAAAGGTTAGAGATTTTATTCAGTATCTAGCTGATAGAGGTTATGGTATAAAACTATCTTCTTTACCTAAAGATGTAAGTAAAGATTATGATGAGTTTGTAAAAACTATTATTAATGATCTAGATGTTGTATTTATAGATTTTAATTCAGATAGAGAGTTTGATAAGACTGATCCAAGATCTTTACTTATCTTTAGTATTATTAACGAGTTTGATGGTATTGTAACTGAAGAAGTAACAGAGGAAGCTCCAGCAGAAGAAGTAGTTACAGAAGAAGAAGTGGTAGAAGATCAACCCGCTGTATCAGATGAGATACAGCAAGAAGAGGGTGTACCTTTAATTCAATCAGTTAAACAGTTTAATACATTACCAGTTAAGCTACAAGGTTTAATTAGATCTGCATTAACTCAACAGAATTCTGCTAGAGAAGCTGATGGTGAATCAGAATTACCTTTAGATAGATTCTTACGTACAGCTTCAGCTAGAAGAATTATTACTAAGTTCTTTAAAGATCCTGAGAATGCTGCAGATGTTAAAGCATTTAATGAAAAGAAAGCTCCAGCAAAACCAGCAGAAGCACCTAAAGCTGAACCTGTTAAAACAGAAGAACCTGTAGAAGAAGAACCGGTTATAGAAGCTGAAGTAGTTACTGATCCATTACAACCAATCCTAGATACAATTAGTAAAGCCAAGTCACTTGGTGAGTTAGATACTATGCTAGAAGAACTAGATTTAGATTTACTGGCTGAAGATCCAGCTAATATTGATGCAGTTAATAAAGCAATTGAGTCTCGTAAACAAGAGTTGAGTAAGTCTGTAAAGTATGAGAATGTTAAAGTGGGAGATGTATTAGTATTTGGGGATAATAAGTTTGGTTTGGTTGAGAAAGTTACTTCAACTAAGTTAACTGTAGTACCTTTGTATGGTGAGCGTATGACTCCGGCAAAAGATGCTAATAAACGCATTACAATTTTAAAGAAAGATTTCTCAAAAATGGTAAAATCATTATATGATACAGAGTCCAATGTAGTAGTTGGTACTAAAGATGTTCCTTCTCCTTCAGCAGAAGAGAAAAAGATTATTGAGACTAACTCACAGAATATAGATGACTTCTTAGATAATGAGGAAGCCACTAAGAAACTTGAAGATCAGACTAATAACAAGTCTGAAAAAGATGTAAATAATGATTTCTTTAATAATATAGGTTGTTAATAATATGAATTGCTCACTATCCGCATTACAACAGCAGCAGTTTTATGCTAAAGTTTTTAAAGATTTATCTGTAATTACAGATAACAAAACACCTTATAATTTAAAAGATTACGTTAATCAATTTTATGAGCAAGTAGTTGCTGCCAGTAATGATCCTAGTTTAGGATTAACCTATATACAGTTACTTCCAAGAATAGTTGCTACTATTGTTAACAAAAATCCTAATGTTCGTAAGCATCTTAGAGATAATCAAATTAGTACTGATGATGTTTTAGATCTTAGAGATAGCTTTGAAGATGTTACTGTTGTAGAAAAATACCTTGCTGTAAAAGAGTTAAGTCCAGAAAGACTAGAGCAAGTAAGAAAGAAAGCTGGTATTGTTAGTTCTCAATTAGAGAAAGCAACAGAATTAAGTAATGATATAGAATTTCAAGCAAAGCATACTACCGGTCTAGTTACCACTGGTCAAGAAGAAGAGGTTAATGATGAGGGTGAACTAATAGGTGAGGCAGATCCAGATCCTGAAAAGATTGCTACATATGCATTTATGCGTTCTATTCTAGATAGATTAAGTAAACAAAATCTAAATAGTGCTGAACAAATAGAGATAACCGCATCTAACGGTACCAAGATCAAAGGGATCTATATGATTCCTACTGATATAATTACATCTAGAGGTAGTAGAATTACACAGTTATCTTTTGCCACACTTACTAAAGATGGATATAAGAAAATCTTTGTAAATAGCAGAGGTTATATTACAAACATTGAGGGTCAGGATGAAGCAGAAGGTGCTATTATTCCCGTAACTGATTTCATTACCCCTAACACTAATAAGGGTAAAAGAGAATTTATATTTATAGAGAGTGGTGAAACCAGTCTTGCACCTATAGATGAACTTGTAGAAAGAACTATTGCTAGGGCTGCTAAAGCTGGAGTAGAAATTCCAGATGCTGATGTCTTAAGAAAACAATTAGAGGATCAAAGAACTAAAGAAGTACAGTTAGTAGATAAGTTTATTAAGACCTTCATAGGTAATAAGACTTTAGCTTTACCTTTAAATATAGTTGGTGGTAGATCTGGTTTTAACTTATTATCTGATACTCCTGTTAAGTTAACAGAGGTAAGTAATGTTACTTCAGATACTATTAGTAATATAGAGTTTGATAACTTTGGTAAAACATATTTGAAGTTAGATAAGTTTGGTGATCTAGTACAGATATTTCCAAATAAAACATCTGCTGAGTTAGCTAAGAATCTTGCAAAGCTTATTGTAGATCCTAAAGTATCAACCGCTGTAAAGTTTGGAATACTAGAGAACATCTATAATATTAATGATGGTACTTTTAATATCAGTTATGATAATACTACTAAGAAACCATTGTTAAGTATCTATTCAGATAAGGATGTGATATATGATTCTGAAAATCCGGATTTAGCTGATGAAGATTTTATAGCAGAGCAATTAGCTACTGCTTATATAAACATATCAAAGGATAACATTGATGGTAAGATAGATGTACCTAACTATAAGTCAGGAAAGTTTGCAAAAAGTAAGGTTAACTATAATGACTTTGTAAGACAGAATACCGTAGTATTTACTGTATTACGTAATGATGGTACTATTAAAACTTTTAATCCCAGTCTGCAGTATGAATTTACAGTAGAGGCATTAGAAGAAATGTATCCAACTGAAAAGAAACAAGAGGTACCAGCTGAAGAAGAGACTAAAGAAACCAAACCAAAAGCTAAAGTAAAAGCTAAACCTAAAACTGTTATCAAGAATCAGAATGTAAATACTACACCCTCTGGTTTTAAAGGTACATTTGATATGGACCTTATTAATGATATTAATAATAGTCTAAAAAGAGCCGGATTTAAAACTGTAAATACTACACCTGAAGAGATTAAGAAGATTAAAGATTGGTATGGATCTTTAGAGGTTATGGTAGATGGTGAGAAAGTAAAACTTTCTACAATGATTCCGGTTAATGAAGCAATTGCTTTAACTAACTCAGATGCATTGGGACTATTTAGTTCTAGTGGTATTACATTATTTACAAAAGCCGGTAAAAAAGATTACACTACGTTATACCATGAAGCATGGCATGCATTCTCTCAGTTACTATTAACACAAGATCAAAAGCAAAGCTTATATAATTCAGTAAGAAAAGGAGTTAAGTATTTAGCTAATGCTACAGATAAGCAAGTAGAAGAATACTTAGCTGAAGACTTTAGAGGTTATGTGTTATCTGATGGTAAGAAAATTCTTGTTAAACCTAATGAGAGCATCTTCCAGAAATTATGGCGTATTGTAAAAGCTTTCTTTACCGGTCAAACTGATATTGTAGACCCCACTGTTGTACCATTAGTAAAAGAGTTATATGATAACTTAAGATTGGGTAATCTATTTGAGTATGCGTACTCTGTAGAGAACATGCAGTTTGGTAACTTGTATAGAGGTATAGATCCATTAAATGAAGAAGAACCAAGTATTAGTTTATCAGATAGTAGGTTAATCAATGAATCAGTTGATGGTGCTTTTTCAGAAATTATTAATGCTACTGGATTAAACGTTTCAGCTATTTATAGTGATAAGAGAGCATTAGATTTCTTATATAAGAATACTAAGCAGTACTTTCAAGATATTTTAACTGATACAATTGCTAGAGTTGAAAATGATCCTGATGGTGCTGATACTGTAGATAGAAATAATATTCGGATTTTAGAGTATGCTATTAATAACTTTGGTGAATTAGATAACGTTATTTCTGGTAAAGAAAAATCAGGTGTTATTGCTTATCATAGACAAAAATCTAAGTACTTAGCATTTGAAGCAAAAGTTCTTGAAGCAGAAGAAGATAAGTCAGATCCAAGTATAGATAGTTTTGACCGTACCGGTAATGATAAATCATTAAAAGAGTTAGCTTCTAAACAAGCTCTTTATATGGTTAAGAGTTTATACCAAGTAAAAGCAAACGGAGAACCTATCAAGAACAGATTAGGTTTTAATAAGCTTGTTGAGTTTGGTAAAGCTTGGAGTACCATATCTAAAACCTTAATTAACTCAAATAGTTTTGATGAGATATATACTAAGTTAATTGGCTTACAAGAAAGTTTTCCAGAAGTAGCACAGTTAATTGCTAAGTTGGGAGATCCAAGTCAATCTCAAATTAATAATGCTAACTTTAAACGTTGGTTAGGATTTGCTCAAACATTTAATAAAACAGTAACTCCTATTATAGAGCACAGGCTTTCTACTTCTATTGAAGAAGAGGAAGGAAAACCTAGTTCAACTAAAGTTTCTACATACATTCAGAGAGCTACTAGTGATACAACAAAGATCATTAATACTTTTAATTCTAAGTTCCTAGTTAGTAAATCTAAGTATGTAATTAGAAAGAAAGGTTCAACACCTATTTTAAATATAGATAAGGTACTTGAAGACTTTTCATTAATTAATAAGTATAATGTATTTGACTTTTTAAAAGCTATAGGTTTCTATTTGGATAATAATCCTACTTTAAGAGCAGCACTAGAGAATGCTGTAGTAGATAGAAAAAGCAAGGAGACACATATTGCATTTGATTATTTAATAGAAGCTTTAGAAAAAGCTAAAGAAAATAAAACTATAATTACTAACCCTATTAAGTTCTTTAGGGATCCTAAGCAGGGTAATCAAGCGGGATATGTAAGTAAACTTTTAACTCTGCAGGCAAGATATACTTCTAGTGATTTTAGTACTGGTATCATGAATCCTGAAGGTAACATGGAGTATGAAACATCATTAAGAAACTCTTTAAGTCAGATCATTGATGGTCTTAATAAACTTGAGTTTATGGATCAGATGTTACAAGATCCTGAGTTTCAATACTTAAGTGTTTACCATCCTAATAATAATCCTTATGCTAAACATTCTTATATCATTAACTCTCTCTTTGATGCTAATGGTAATAGAAGAAAAGATGTTATTCTTAGTTTAGAGAACTTAAGTGGTATCCGTAGAGACTTTAATGGTATTACTGTTGAAGGTATTAAAACAAACAAACTTAATAAGTATGATAAGTTTATGTTTGATGTACATGCCATTATCTTAGGTAAAACACCAGAGCTTCCTAGACACGCTAGTAAAAGTTCTTCTTATGGTGTTGGTATGAATAAATACTACGGTGAATCTGGAGTAGATAATTTAATACTACCTATTAAAGATGTAGCTAGATATGGACATGATTCTGCAATGCCTATTATCTTAAACTACTTATCTGCTGAATTAGAAAGAATCTGGTACATTAAAAACATTCCTTCACTACAAAACGTAGATAGTTTTAAGAAGAATGGTACTAAGATTATGGCTTTTGATTCTGTATTATCTGGTCCTACTAAAGCTAAGCTTTACGAGTTAGTAGATAATGCAGATTCTATAGATGATATAGTTTACTCTGAAGAACTAGAGAAAGCTATTAAAAAAGATTCAGGTAAATATTTTGATAATCAGATTAAAACTAATTATAAGATCTGGACTCAGATTAGTGCTGTTACTGGAAGTGTATTACTAAGTCCTGAAATTAGAAATAAGATTGCTGAAGAAACTAGAATTGGTAAAGGTTTAGATAAAACTAATATATATGCTATTAATCCTCAAGATCAATTAGAGTTAGTAAATGAGGTTTATACGTATAACTCATGGTTTAATAACTTTGAGACACAACTATTTTATGGTGATGCTTCTCAGTTTAAGCATGACAAAGAAGAGTTTCCTAAACGTAATGCAGCTATTGCTTCTACAGGAGACTTTAGTATTTTAGATAAGTACACTATTGATTACTTAAATAATACAAGTAACAATACATATGCTGAGAAAGAAGGTTTACCAAAGTTAAGATTTGATTCAGCTGTTAAAACTACAGTTCTTGATGATGTAGAACCAGAATCAGTATACTATAGTCACTACAAACAGTTATTAACTAGTCTTGGAGTAAGTGAAGATAGAGCTGAAAAGATTTTAAAACCTTATAAAAAGATTACTGAAGGTGATGGTCAGGGTTGGATTACTTTTGATTTCTATCGTAACTTCTTAAGATCTTTAAATAAATGGTCTGATATACAAGAAGATTTGTATAACCAGATTATTAATGATCCTGCTTCTGTAGATCCTAGAAAAGCATCTGAGTTCTTCCCAGTATTAAAAGCCAGTTATTATGGTCCTTTAAAAACAGAGAAACTAAATGTTTCTGGATTACATAAGTTTTCATTGATGCCTTTGATTCCTTCAGTTATTAAGGATACTAACTTAGAGCAGTTTCATAAGCAATTGCTTGAGCAAGGTATATCTTATGCATTATATAAGTCAGGTAGTAAGATCTCTAATATTACATTAGAAGATGGTACTATTCCTAATATGTATACGGACGCTACAAAGCGCACATTATATTCTGGTGAGTATCCTATAAATGGTATTAACTTAAACTTCTTTAAGAATCAGTTAGACATTGCTCCATACTTTAAAGGTAAAGTTACATTGTCTTCTCAGTTACGTACAATTATTGAGACTAACCTTTATGCTAATGGTAAACCTCTTAAGAAAGAATATAAACCAATTGTAGAGCGATATGAGAAAGCTATTGATAACTATGTAAAGTTCTATAAGCAGAAGTTATTTAAAGAGGTAGGCCTAGAATTTAGTGCTGATGGTAAACTAATTAAAGGAGATCCGAAAGATTTAATTAAAGCTATCCAGAAAGAATTAGTACGTTTAGAGGTTCCTGAACATCAGATGGATATTCTAGATGTAAATGAGGATGGTAGTTTAAAGTATGACTTTGATAGTATTATCAATTCTAATGCTATTGAGAAGCAGCTTGTTGCAATCATTGAAAGAAAGATTGTAAGACCTACTGTAAGGGGTGAGCAGTTAGTACAAGTATCTAGTTCCGGATTTGAGAATCCTAAGTTTAGTAATCCATCTAAAGAAGATCTATTAAAGTATGGTACAAATGGTCTTGCTTTTTATGATATAGTAGACGGTAAGATTACACCAATGCAAGTAAAGATTGCTTTACAAGGTGATTTCTTAAAGCTTTTAACTACTATTCATACAGATGGTAAGCCAGTAAATACATTAGCTAGACTTAATGAAATGCTAAAAGATACATTATGGCAAAGTATTAACGGAGAAACCATCAAAATGATCGGTGTACGTATTCCTGTACAAGGTCTTAACTCTATTGAATACATGGAGGTTGGTGAGTTCTTACCTCCAGAAGCCGGATCTATTGTAATTGTTCCAACTGAACTAGTTGCTAAGTCTGGTGGTGACTTTGATATTGATAAGTTAAGTATTCTAATGCCTAATATAGGTATTGCTAAAGATACTACTACAGATTCTGAGTATAAGTCTTTATTAGATGATTTATTTAGTAAAGAAGCTATGATGACTACAGATGATACCACTATAAGAGGTATTGAGAATGAGATCATTAAGTCTATGATTGGTATAATGGAGATTAAGGAAAACTTTGTTCAGCTTATTACTCCTAACGAAACAGATATTGTTAAACCAATTGCAGATGAATTAGCAAAATATAATAGAGAATATGATCCAAGAGCTAAAGCTGAGTTCCAGAGTTCTGAATTTATTATTTCTCCAACAAGAATGTTTGAGACTCAGAATAACTTATATAAGCATGAGTCTAATAACATTGGTAAATTAACTTTAGGTATTGGTGCTGTATCAAACAAATATTCAGTACTTCTTAACCGTGTTGGTGCATATTTAAATAAGACTTATACTTTCTTAGATAGTAAAGGAAAGACAAGAACTGCTAAGAATCGTATTCTATTTAAACATAACAAAACAGAGGATGGTAAAATATCTTTATCAGATCTTAACTCTAAAGATTCAGCTGTTTATATCTCAGATGTAATATCTCAGCTTATGAATGGATGGGTGGATGTTGAAAAAGACTCTTGGGTATTTGATATGAATGCTATCTACGAGTTAACACCTACATTGTTGTATATGTTACAAGCCGGTGTTGATGTTGAAACTGCTTCTTATTTCTTATCACAACCTTTAATTAGAGATTATATATCTGCATACAGAGTATTAAATGGTATGTACACTAAATCATTAGATGCTTCTGGAGATAGTGCTAAAGGTCCTGGTTTCTTAAAGTTTAAAGCAAAACAGTATGTAATAAACAAATATGGTTTATTTGATCCTGAGCATAAACTTGAGTTAAAGAAAAAAATAAAGGATCCTTTCTTACTTAAGCAATTGTATAATGCAAATACAATGAAGAATCCATTGGCTTCTAAAAAATCTTTAACTGCAGCAGTAGACATTATGACTAAAGCTTATAATGTTTATGCTATCTCTAATGAGAATATTAAAAAGGTTGTACAGAATGGTGAGAAAAGAAGTCCTCTTGCTATGTTATCCTTTATACATTTCTTAGAAGTAGAGGATCAAGCACAAGTAATGCGGGAAATTTCTTCTTCTACTAACGTTGATACTAAGAAGTCTGGTAACTTGTTCCAAGCAAAGAGTCGTTTAAGTAAATTAGAACAATTAGAGGAGGGTAATAGATTACCTCAAGAGATTACAACAAGAATGGAAAATCAATCTTCTATTGCTCCATTCTTTATACAGGATTATATCTTAAACGTATTTAAAGATTACTTCCCATTAAGAGCAAGTGATACCATAAATACTTACTTAACTGATATAATTAACAACAACTATAATATCATCCGTGAAGAGTATAAAGATGTAGAATCATTTGTAGATTTATTTAGAAATGATCTTCTTCAGTTTATCATTCAGAATAGTATTGGATCTGTAGATATCAATACAGTAAAAGATTACAAAGGTTATGCTGTAAGTGATTCTATTGATGTAGAGAAGGTAAGAGGTCTTAAAAGAAGCGCTGTATACTATGAAGGTAAGATCTATTTAGATAGAGCCAAGTTACGTGAGGAGTATAATAATAAAACTTATTCTAAGGCTGAGTATGAAGAAACAGGTTTAGCAAAATTACCAGCTGATAAACGTACAGATGTTATACCTTTATTTAGTTCTGAAAAACAGTATACTGCTTTTGTTTTAGAGAGAGAATACTTACGTGCTACTAGAGATAAAGGTATTTTTTCAGATGATATCTATGAAAAAGGTCTTGTTCAAGATGCTTTACATAATGTATACAATCTGAAGTCAATGTTCTTTGGTACCAATAGTTTCCCAGATAAGTTTGAGATGGTAAAGAATGCTATAGAAAATAAAGACTATAGTTTGTTTGATTACCTGGTTTATGATTCGCAGCAGATTAAGACTCCTACTAAGAATGCAACAATTAAAAACTTACGTTTAACTGGTGATACAAAAGATCCTGATTTCTTAGAAGAAATGAATATCCAGTTTGAAGAACTATCTGATGTAAATGTAGAAAAGAATCCTGATCCTATTATCAATAGAGAGATTTCTGAGTTCTTTAACAAGTTATCTATCTTTGGATTCATGCAGTCTGGTATGAATAAGTCATACTTATCATTTGTTCCTATCTTATCTAGTAATAACTTTAAAGATATCATTAAAGAAAACATTGATAAGTTCACTAAAGTATTAGAAAGTGATAAGGGTAATACTGCTTTATACAGATACTATAAAAAGTTTGGTGAGCAGAACTCTAGAAATAACATTACTAAGTACAGGTTTAAAAACTATGTAGTAGATAATACTATTGAAAAGATGGGTGATGAAGTTCCTAAATTACCAGAGGGTACATCTTCAACATTAACTCCTAGAGTATATACTTATTCTTATGGTAAGATGCGTACTATAGGACTGATTAATAAATACTCAGGTCTAGTTGGTATATATAGTAAAGCAAAAGATAATACCGGAACTAATGTTATTGCTTCAGATACTTACTTAGGTAATGCTAGTAAAGTAACTGGTACTACTATAGGATTACCAATCTTTGAATCATTTGTTGGTAAAGCTAAATACTTAAATGCTGCAGATACTGCTAACAATATGAAGTTAGTAGAGGATACTGTTACTACTCTTATAGAATTATATGAGGCTGGTAAAACATTACTCTTTAACAAAGAAGGATATGGTATCTTAAATGATGATCCTAATATTGATAAGCCAGCTTATATGGAGTTATTTAAAGAGTTATACTATAACTTTGGGTATAAAAATCCTGTGTTTGCAGAAGATCCGGAATTTAAAGAGTATATTTATTCTGTGCAACCTATCAATCAGGTCTTTGAAGAAGATGCTGATAGTGCCCCAGATACTGAGGATCAAGTTGTAAAAGAAAAAGAGGTAACTTTAGTTGATGGTAACATTTATCCAGCATCTGCTATTAATTCTAAAATGCTAGAAGAAATGGGATATGATGAAGATACAATTGGTGAAATATTAAAAGAAATTTGTGGCTAATGGCAACCTGTCCTATAAAATCAGATCCTGACTTTCAAAGGTTAGAAGCATTCCAAGGTACAAAGATGGCTACTTATCTTTGGGATAAGTTTGAGGGCAATCCTCCAGCTACTGTATATAAGAATATTGTAAATAGAAAAAAGAATTCTATTCCTCTTAATCCTAAATTATCTGCAGGAACTAATAAGATATTACTAGATTTTGTAAAGGCTCTTAATATTAAAGTTGAGGGTGGTAATGTTGCTGAAGCTGTATTAAATAATGTTCCCGGTAATCCTTTAGCTGGATTTGATTTATTACAAAAGTATTTAGCTATTAGAGATGGTGCTGAAGAAATTGTACCAAAGCAAGTGGCTAACATCATGCTTAGTTTTTTAGGTAAGAAGAGTGAGCTCTATAACAATCTTTGGTTTAATATTAAAAGTTGGTCTAAGTATAAAGATCTATACAGATCTTATAGATTAAAGTTAGAAGATACTACAGAGGTAGAAGATATTTTTACTAAAGAAAATCTAGATAAAGATAGTGATTTACCAGCGTATCTTGTTGATATGTATGCAGATAGAACTTTTAATTTTACTGCACACAAACAAGTAATTATAGATTTTATTACTGAGGGTCTTACAGATTTTTACGGAAGAGATTTAACCACATTTGTTAGAAGTGAGCGAGGTAATGGTGATATAGATAAACAGTATTTTGAAAAACGAGGTTTTAAGTATAATCCTTATGATAAACAATCCAGTGCTCTACAAAAATTATGGTATAAGATTCATGATTTATTTTTGTCCTTGTTTAGAAATAAGTTTGATAAACTTAATCAGCAAGATCTAGAGGATAGAGTATTAGATTTAGTAGATGATATCTATAAAGGTAATTATAATATTTTTACACGTGGTGTAGAAAAAGTTGGTGACTCTTTATTAGTTCCTGATAAAAATAATCTAGGAGCATTTAAACAATTAGAGATAAAAAAGTACAATCAAACTTTATCTAAAGATGCAAAGGCTAAATCAATTATAGACTTTATGCTTAATAATCCTAGTATGGGTTATAAGTTAAGTGGTTCTATGGTATTAAGATATTATGGCACCGTCTATAGAGCTATAGATGAAGATATACATGATATTGATGGGGTTATAGAATTAGGTACTGTTCAGAAAGAAGAAAACTATAGTGAGTTCTATGGTTGGTTACATCATAAGGGAATATTTATTAAAGACCAAAATGAGTTTACAGCTAAAGTAAAAGAATTTATAGAAGATCAAAATTGGTATAAATCTTTTACTGAAAAATATCCGACCTTTGAGATGACTAATGCATTTATTGGTAAAGACCATAAAGCTAATCAAGAGACAGTAACCGTGCAAGGTATTATACCTATATTAGATGAAGCTGGTAAAAAGCAGTATGATGATAAAGGTAACATCATAGCTTATACTTTTGATTTCTTTGTACGTACTGCAGAAGGTAACTATCCTGAAATATTTGATAACTACTTTAAAGACTGGAAACAAATCTTTGAAGCTAAAGTTAAAATGGGTAGGTCAAAAGATATAGTAGATTTAATTTACTATGATCCCTTTATTGATAATGCATTTAAGTTTACAAACGCTGGATATAGATATTTCTCTTTTGCTGATGGCACTACTAGTTTTAATACGGATGAGAATGCAGAACCAGTTAATACATATGCCCCAATAGGATATCCTGAAGTTCAAGATGAAACATACAATAGTTGCAAATTATGAGTAAGTGTAGATTAGATATACAGAATGATGTACTAAAGACATATAAAAAAGCTTTAGCTAAAGAGGTTGGACAGTTCTTATCTCCAACAGATAGTTTAACTACATTTTATGTTAATGCTGCCGGTGATACAAGAGCCGGTGCCTCATCTATTGTAAAGGCAGTAATAGGATTAAATCAGTATTGGAGAACCAATATGGCTGACTTTATTACATGGGATGGTACAGCTAGAGTATTTGTTAATCCTCCAAGTTTTGTTATTGATCATTACTGGGAAGAGTATAAAAAGAAAAACAATATCACTGATGAAAGTCCTGACTATTACAGAGTTGCTGATGAAGACTTTTTAAATAGTTTGTTTCCATCTGTAGAGTTACAAGAGGGTGTAAAAGCTCAAGAGATAGCAACTAAGTTTGCTAATAACTTAGCATCTCAGACAGGTATTAACTATAAGATGATATCTGCTGAGCAAGCCGCAGAGATTACAAAAGATACAACTTCTCCCTGGAATGGTGAGCCTGCATTTTATTATCAGGACACTGTATATCTTATTGAGAATGGGTTTAAATTAAATCACGTACTGCATGAATATGCACACCCTATAGTTAGAAGTTTATATTTAAGTAACTATGAGTTGTTTAATAATCTATACAATCAGATTATTAGTACACCAGAAGGCGCTACACTTGTAAATACTGTATCTGAACTATATCCTGAGTATGATATTACTAACCCTAATTTTGCTCAGGAAGTATTTGTAAGAGCTTTAGAGCAAGCTGCTGTACAGAAAGCTAATAAAGTATCTGCTACTCCTGGATTTAATTCATTTATCTCTAACCTGTTATTTGCTATTAAGCAGTTAATCAGAAAAATATTTGGTAAAGGTATAAAGATTGAGAAGTTATCTGTAGATACTACACTTAATCAGTTAGCTGATATGTTAGTTGGAGAGAACTTTATTCTTACAACAGAGATTATTACACCGGAAGACCTAGTACTATATGCAAAGAATAATCAAACTCTGTATAACGACCTAGATAAAGTTAATACTGATGTACTTATTCAAGTAGTTAATAGATTCTTTTCTAACTCTAGATCACAGTTAAATAGAATTAGGACAAACCAAAACTATTCTGATGTTGTAGACACAATTACAACTGAATCAGGAAGATCTATTCTTAAAGATATAGTAGATAACTTACGTGTTGCTGAAACAACTACAGTAGATGATAAGGTTAAGAAATTTAAAGATGAAGTTGATAAGAGAGAGAAACAAATTACAGCTAGTGTAAGAAGCGCTCTACAGACAGATGTCTTATTAGATAGAATAATAGATAAGTTAACAGATATGAAAGCTCTTGGTGATACTAAAGAGGTTATCAATCAAACATTCTATTATGACATCTTATTACGTAACTGGAATAAGTTTATTCAAGAAACTACTAATGGTTTAACTGATGCCGGTTTACGTACAGATAGTTCATTATTTGCTTTATTTGCTAAGATGGGTAAGAAAGCAGAGCAAGCTGACAGACTTATTAATGAGATTTATAAAAAAGGAGTTGGTGGAGTATTAACAGAACAACTTGAGCCCTTATCTAAAAATGTAGATACATACTTTACTAATAAGCTTGAGAAGTTAAGATCTAAAAATGCTACTCCAAAACAAATAAGAGAGGTACAAGAAGAGTGGGATAGATTAAAATTAAACCGTGCTACAGTTGATGATTACTTATCAGGAATGCGTGGTGATGTTAATGCTTTATCTGCTTATGTAGAATCATTTGCAAGTTCACCGGATCCTATTATTGCTAGTTTCTCAGTATTCTTAGACAATGCCTACACTGATGTAGAGTTAAAGGCTAAGAAGAATAAAGATGATTTCTTAAGAGAGTTATTACCAGCATTAAAACAAGCCGGTTACTCTGATAAGAACATTACAGAACTAATGAAAGAATTAGTATCTGAGCAAGAAGTTATTGTACGTGATGAGAATGGTAACCCTAAAACCATTACTAAGTTAGTATTACTTAATCCATTTAAAGCATTTGAAAAAGTAACAAGCCAGTTTCAGTTTGATATAGAAGATGCTAAAAGAGTTGGAGACTTAGAGAAAGCAAGATTACTAAACAAGCAGTACAGACAATTCTCTCGTGATTATATGCATGATGAGTTTGTACCGGAGTTTTATACAAAAGAAAAAATCTATGACTCTGATTTAGGTTCTATCATATATCAAAGAAAGCAAAACATCCTAGCTGATATTGCTGATGTAGATCAAAGGGTATTTGAAGATCTTACAGAAGATGAGGCTTTTGAACAAAAGAAGATTCTATGGAAGAAGTATAGTCAGTTATCTTCACTACGTGATGAAGCCGGTAAATTAAAAACTGGTGATGAATTAGAGATGGCTAAGATAGAAAAAAAGTACAGAGAGGAGTCTCGTAAGTTCTATGAAAATAAAGAGATCACTGGTCTATTTGAGTTTAAGCTAAATCAATTTAAACAAGATCTTTTAGATCAGGGTTTACTCTCTAGTGATACAGAATTTGAAGATAACGTTAATGATTGGGTTAAAGCTAATACAAGAACATCTATTAAAGAAAGCTTCTATGATGAAAAGAAAGTTATTCTTGATAAGATTAAAGCTATAGTAGATGGTTTACCAAAAGATGCAGCTAGTAAACTAAAGCAAGATGAGCTTTGGGAAGAGCTTATTGATATATCTGTAGGATTTAGAAATGCTGATGGACAAATTGTTGGATCAGAAATGTCTGAAGAAAGAATCAAACGGGTAAAAGAACTACAGAAAGAACTGATTAAAATTAAAGACAACATGGCTGGCTTTAGTGGTCTAAGTAAACTACAGTTTGAAAGATACATAGAACTAGCTAAGTTAATTAAAAGCAGAAGAGCATCTATAAATGATAAAGAAGAGTTTAAAGAATTAGATAAATTAAAGGGAGAAGGTGCTGTAGATAGATTAACTAAGAAGACATTATTAAATTTATATAGTCAGCTATCTGATATGCAATCTAAAGAACCAACTGATGATTACTTATCTGCATTTAATAATAATCTAGAGGCTATTGATCCTGCTAAACTTGCTGGTTTTACTATTAGTGAAATTAATACTGATAACTCAGATAATTTTTTAAAGCCCGCATTCTTATCTAAGTACTTTAAAGCAAGTCCTGAATTTAAAGAATGGTTTCTTGCTAATCACATTGAAACAGAAAAGTACAACAGTAAGACTAAAAAGGATGAGCGCGTATATGAAAGATTATATGTTTGGAATGTAACAATTCCTTCTGATCTAGAATACTATAATACTTACACGTATAACGATGTAAATCCATCTACAGGTGAGACTACTGAAGTTACTTTAGATAGAATACCTACTATGGATTTTTACAGAAGAGCTGTTAAAAAAGAATACAGAACTGGGTATAATAAAACAACCGGTAAAGTAGAGCGTAAAGTAGGGGTGCACGTTGATAACCGTGGTAACTGGTTACCAAGAACAGTAGCAGAAGGAGCAAAGGATGATTCTTATATCAATAAAGCTTATTATGATTTACAAAAGAATTCTCCGGATAAAGCAAATGTCCTTGATGTTATTACAAAGTACACACTTCTTTTCCAGGAAGATAAAACTAAGTATAGTAGACTATATTTAGATATTCCAAGATTCAGAAAGCTTAAGAGTGAATTAGTAGGCGGTAGTTTAAATAGAGGTGCAGAGAAAGTAAAGACTTTTGTTAAGCAAGTTAAAGATGCTGTAACAACATCTCAAGATGATTTTGATCAGGGCTTCAACTATGATGATGCGTTTAACTTAGTTAGAGCTGACATGTTTGACGAAGAGATCTCATCTATTCCTGTAAAAGGATTATATAAACTAGATATAGATCAGGTATCATTAAATGTACCGTACTCTCTATTGCAATACATGTTCTCGTTAGAGCACCAGAAAAAACTTATTGAGTTAAATCCTATTGCTCAAGCTTTACAGAAAGTTGTAAATAACTCTGAGAATTCTATTAAGGATACCTCTAAAGTAAATGGTTATAATTGGGTAACTAACAACATTAAATCTTTTGTTGCAAAGAAAGGTAAGAACGTAAGAGCTGAAGCAATCAATACTCTTATTGAAAGAGAGTTTAAAGGACAAACAAAAGCCGGTTGGTTATCTGAGCCTACTACATTAAGTAAAGCTGTAGATATTTTACAGTCACAATCTTCATTTGGAATGTTTGCATTTAACATTTTACCATCTGCAGTTAAAAACTTTGGTGGTGCTGTTACACAAATGATCATTGAATCAGGTGGTGGTAAGTATCTTAACAAGCGTTCTTATTTACAAGGACAGTCAAAAGCTTTAAAGATAATGACAGACATCTCTGCTAATATCTATAATCCCGGTGAGAAAAGTATTGACTATCAGTTAGTTGAGATTTTTGATCCTATCAAAGGTAGATTCCAAGAACGTTTTGGTACTGAGTTTGGTAGATCCTTTGGTACTGACTTAGCAGATAGTTTAATGTTTGGAGCAGGTAAAGGTATATCAAATGGTGTATATACTGCTCCAAGAAAATGGTTAGAAAATGAAGGTACACTTTCTTTGTTTGCGGGTATGATGATCTTTAAAAAGATACCACAAACAGTAAATGGCCAAACAAATATGATCAATTACATAGATGCTTGGGAGAAAGATGGTCAGGGAATTATTAAACTAAAACCAGGTATTGATGAAACATATGCTCCAGGTGGTGCAGAGTTTAAAGCAATGCGTAATACTATACAGGAAAAGAGTAACGACTTACAGGGTGCTTATTCTTTAATGGATAAAGTAATGCTTGATAAGTATGCTGTATGGAGAATGTTCTCAGGATTAAGAAGATTCTTTACAAGAATGTTTGTAAATAGATTTAGTCCTTTGAGATATAATATGCGTAGTGGAGATATGACAGAAGGTTATTACAGATCATTTGCTAGATTCTTAAAGTCTTTTGTTTCTAGAGCCTCTAGTGGTAATATGTATATGACAGATGATGAAGCATATGCTGCTAAGAAGATAGTAACTGAAGGCATTAGTATTACATTACTGGCTCTTATCATTGCTTACTTATTTGACTATGATCCGGATGATGAAGAAAGATTTGAAAAGATGCGCCAAAGAAGTGGTGATTTATTATCTGATAACTTCAATGCTGGTGGCTGGTTAGTAAACCATGCACTTGTTGCAACAATGGGTACTAGACAAGAAACAATTACTTTCTTAAATCCAAAAGAATATGTAGGATTAGTATACAATGGAGGAGCACCTACATTAGGTCCCGTTGTAGATAAGTATAAAGATTTTGGTACTAACTTACTTCACTTACTTTCTAATGATAACCGTGCCTACTATACAAGAGATGTAGGTCCTTACTCATGGCAGAAAGAAGGTGCACCTAAAATTTTCAATGACTTTGGATACTTGTTTGGATTTACTGGTAATCAAATTGATCCAGTTAAAGCTTTGAAAGGTATGGAGTACCAAATTAGGAGATAATTTTGTATATTATATATGTAGTACCCTAAAAACCATCTAGGGCTGCATCCCGAATCAACTGCGGTAAAAAAATTTATACCGTATGAAACTATTAAACTTTATTGGTGGTCTTTTCAAAGATGAAAAAGGCTCCGTTTCCATGAAGCGCCTGTGTGGCTTAGTCTGCACTTTAACTCTTTGCGCTACTCTGTATGCTAACTCTTTTACTGAAGCACACTTTGCTCCCTCTACTCCATTGGTGGATGCGGTTGCATTGCTTGCATTTGGTTGTTTAGGTTTGACTTCTGTTGAGAAAATCATGAAGAAGCCAGAAGCTAAAACTGAGGAGTAATTTACTGTTTACTATAAACTATAAACTATAAACTATTATGAGCTATACTAGAGAACAAATTGAGGCTGCAATGAAAGCCAAAGGTTACAAGTACTTTGAGAATGGTGACTTCAATGTAAACATCATTGGTGTACGTAATTCTTCTACTGGTAACAAAGTAACCAATGTATTTGATGATCACTTAACTCTTTCTTACAAAGAAAATGGTGAGTGGAAATTTAAAATTTGGCCTGCTACAACTGATCCCGGAACTAAGGGTGTTAAAGAATTTCACAATGCTGCTGGTGTTGCACGCTTAGTGCCCGGTCAATATTCTGGTTCACACCATCTTGGATTACACCAAGGTAAGTATGAGGCCCTTAAACAGAAGGCTAATGTTAAAGTATACCGTGATGCCAATAAAGACATGAACTATGATGAAACAAAGATACAAGAAGGCATTTTTGGTATTAATATTCACAAGGCTGGTGCAGATTCAACTTATGTGGAAAACTGGTCAGAGGGCTGCCAAGTGTTCAAGAAATCTGCAGACTTTGATGCGTTTATGGCAATCTGTAAAAAAGCGGCTACTTTAGGTGGTAACTCTTTTACCTATACCCTTATTGAATCTAAAGACATTAAGTAAGTTTACTATAAAAATCAGAAGACATTATGACTATTAAAAAAACACCCAATGCCTTTCCTGTCACATTTGACCAATTTAAAAAGAACCCAGTTGCTGCCGTTGCTTTTTGTATGCTTGTGGCTGTTAGCTATTTGTACTATGACGTTAAAACGGGTTATGCTGATCAGATTAGGATCTCTAATGAGAAGATGAATAATCTTGAATTAAAGATAGATAGGATGAATTACGCTCTTAAAAAATCAGATAGCGCACTTGCTGCTGCTATTACAGAATTACGTATCATTAATACAGTTAAAAAGTTATGAGAATTTTAGTTATCTTTTTTATTACGTTCCTTATTGCTATTAAAATATCATTCCCGGTTAATGCTATTACAACACCTCCTGTAGATGATATTGAGATGATGCTTAAGAAGATTGAAAAGAATTTACAAGTTGCTTCTCAAGTAACTCAGATTGCTCAAAAGACTAGTGAAAAATTAGTAGAGACTAAAGTAGAAGAGAAAGCAGAGCTAAAAGAAGCAGTAATAGTAGCAGAAAAACAAGTTAAAGTAATGTCTCAGGTAAATGAGATGTATGCTATTAAGATGGTTAGTGCCGGACTAGATACAGCAACTGTAGAAGATGAAGCAAAATTTATGGGCCCTGTATATGATGCCTTTCTAAAATATAAGAAGGAAGGTGGTGAAGAAGATTTTGAATATTTTAGATTATATTTGTACAAATAATATGATTATGACTCCACAAATTGTTTTAGGAATTGTATTAGGTGTTATCCTAATAATTCTAATTATTCTTGCTTTACGCTTAGAGAAAAAAGAGAATGCATTGTTTAATGAAATGCATCAAAAGATTAAAGCGGGTATTCAATCCTCTGTAAATTCAGCAATTAATTCAGCAGTAAATTCTACTGTAGAAGCAGCTGAAAAGGTTATGAAAGAAGCTATTTCTACATCTGAAGAAAAAGAGGTAGAAGAAAAGCAAGTAGTAAAACCAAAGAAAAAGAGGAAATACAAGCCTCGCAATCCTGACAAAAAGTAATAAATCATTTATTTATCCCTAAAATAATGTAAATTATATATAAGGGATTAACTATGATAAAATTAGCTGTATTAGCTGCAGAATTAAATCTTTGGGCCAATGAAACGGAACAGATTTATCGGGCTACCAAAGAAATTAAATATAGAAGGGACACCGTACATCTAAGATATCTTGCGGCTACATTAAATCAATCTACAGATGATAGTGTTCCAAATAGTAGAACACTTACAATCAATGGTGTAACCTATGATCTATCTGCAAATAGAACTTGGAATGTAACATTAGACCAGGTAACTACTGCAGGAAACATAACTTTAAATAATATTAGTGTTGGTGCTATAAATGCTAATCTTGCAAATGTAACAACACCTAATATAGTTTATTATAATACCTCAAATGGTCTTTTAACTTATGGTCAAGGTAGTGGTTTAAGTCCCGGATTATATGCTCAAACAGCTGACAGTATTGTAATTACAAATACTACCGTTTCTACTACTTTAATAGATGGTGGAGTTGGTACATTAACTGTACCTGCTGGTGGTTTTAAACTTGGGGATTCTTTTATTGCTTATCTATCAGGAAAAATATCTTCTGTAAATAATGAGCAATTAGAGATTCGCTGTATGTCAAATGGTTTTACATTGGCAGACACAGGATTAATGACTCTGGCGGCTACAACAAATAAAAACTGGGAATTATATGTAAACTTTACAGTAAGATCTATAGGAACTTCAGGTATTGCAAGTATTGCAACATCCGGTAGATTTGCTTACAATAAGAATGCTAGTAATTCTCCTGAGAGTATTGGTTTTTATAATCTAAACAATACTACATTTAATACTACTATAAGTAATACATTAAACATTACTGCTCAATGGGCTAGTGCTAATCCATTAAACTCTATATATACAGATATGTTTAATTTATATCGAGTATTTTAATTATATTATATATATGGCGGCAGCAAAAAAAGGTGGTAACAGCATGGCTAAGAGCTTGGCACCTAAAAATGTAAACAAGAAGAAGGGTAAAGCTCACAAGTCTGTAGGACCTAAAGCTACTCCTCAATCTAAGTATAGAGGTCAGGGTAAGTAAAGTATTTTCTTAAACTTTTCTTTCCACTGTTCAGCTATTTTATCCCAATCATACTCTTCCATTTTATGGGAGTAGAATGTTTTTGCAATATCTAATTTGCAATCCTCATAAGCTTCTATCATTCTCTGTGCAGTTTCTTTAGGATCTAATACTTCCCGGATATTTTCTGCGTCTTCAATTTGTATGTGCTCATATATATTCTTTACAGCATATACTAATTCACCATTGTCTGTAATTTCATTCAATGATGTATGTAAACCGCATACAATTGGTAACTCACAAGCCATAGCTTCAGTTACAGTTAGTCCCCAACCTTCTGCAGTAGTACTTGTAACAAATACATCTAGACAGTTGTAGAGTTCATTGATCTCTTTGGTAGAGTATTTCTTTCTTTTATGTTTATCTGCTAAAGGAAAGAATACATCCTTACCTGGTTTTAAATCTAATCTTTCACAGGCTACATACATTTTAATTCCCTGTTCATCATTGGGCTCAGTATGTAAATAGAGAACAGAGTTTATATCCGGTCTCTGTTTTTTAAGATAAGAGAAAGCAATTAGTGTTGTACCAAAATCTTTACGAGGAGAGTTAGTATTAAAGTTACCATAGATAAACGCATCTTCAGGTAAGTCATACTTCTTTCGCAGCTCTCTCTTGTTACTTAATTTCTTAAATGTTTCTTTATCTGTACCATGTGCAATGATATCAAACTTTACATCTGTAATAACATTCTTGTTAGACTTATAGAAAGCATCCAGTGCCATTCTTTTACCATACTCTGTGTATGTAACAATCTCATCAAAGAAGTTTAAATTATTAAAGTACCTAGCAAACGGTACACTGTCAATAGGAGTATAGAGAATAGTCTTGAATGGTTTTCTATTATAGAACTCTCTTTTAATCTGTGATTGTTTTATAAAATCTGCCATTGGTCCAATAACCGGTACATCATTCATAGCCCAAAAAAGATCGTAATCTCCATTACTTAACAATTTTAATATACCATCTCTCCAATAATAGTCTTCTGCATTATCTGCAAAAGCCATTGGATTAATAATAGTAATAGCTTGATTATATCTAGCATGTGGTTTATCACCATAGTTTAAAGCAGCAACATCTACTTTAATTTTATTCTCAATTAACCAGGGAGTTAATCTATCAAGTACATTATGAGAGACAGTAGCAAATCCTGTTGGAGAATCAAAGTCCATATAAGCTAGAATCTTTCTACTGGGGACCGTATTTTCATTAAATACTGTATCTTGTTGATAGTTATAAAAACAATACGGGGTATAAATATATTGACAGTTGTACTCACTAAGTTCTTTAGCTAGTATACCATCAGCTGTATATGCTCCTTCCTCCCATTTGTGATTATCCATCACAGATTTCTTTACTAAAAACATTGCGGTATCTACACCACCAACATCTATACTAACGGGCATTAGTCTGAGCTTCTGATTTGCAAATATTTGAGAGAAGAATATAACATCTCTTTCTTTATCCATGTACTCTAATAGATCATTAAAGTTAGGGTGCACAATGTTATCATCATCTAAGAAGTAAATCCAATCTCCTGTAGCTTTAGTAACACCTATGTTTCTATAGTTATTACCGGATACTGTTGGTTCATCTGTAGAGTATACACTGATGTTTAAACTTTTAGGTAACCAAGTTTCTACCTCATCTTTTCTATCATCACTTGTAACAATGATTACTTCTAAATTAGCATTAGTAAGATTACCAATACTATTTACTATCTCATCTAGATTAATAGTCTTTCTAGAGAAGGGTATAATAATACTTAGGTTTATAATATCTTGGCCCATGATGTATCTTGGAATGTATAAATTGGTTGGTCAAATGATTCATTTACAGCTCTGTATACTCCTGGCCAATCTGTCTTATTATAATCATGACCGGCAACAATAAAGTTTGTAAGAGGCGCATAGTTTGCAATATCAATCTTTACTTGCTCATATGTATGTAAACCATCTATATAAACAACATCAAAACGTGCATCTTTTAATTGTTTAACTGCATCATCACTTGTTGCTTTTAACTTAGTTACATTAGGATAGAAACTCATGCGCTGATCAAAAGCTTTTTCTACTTCACTAAAAGCAGCATGATGACAAGCAGCATCATCCGGATCATAATTATCCATCCAGGGATCTACAGCTAATACATATTTAAATCTACTAGCAAAAATACTAGTACTTTCTCCACTGTAACTACCTATCTCACAAATAGTTAACTCATAAGTAGGCCTGTTAAGTGCTTGTGATACAAAGTCACAAAGATCAATAAGTCCTTTTACTAAGAACTCTTGACCACGCATTGGATATAATTCTTTACTCATTGTATGGAGTTTTAAATGTTTCTTCTAAAGGGTAACCTCCCCACTTCTCTTTATATCTTTCTCTGTTTCTATCAAAGTTTTTATTGAGAGAACTATCTCTAGCAATAGTCTGGCTATTTCTAAATACTTCTGGGTTAAAAAACTCAGAGTTAATTCTCTTAAGTCCCGCTAATCTCATTCTATAACAATAGTCATTGTCTTCAAAGTAAGCCGGATAAAACTCTTCATCAAATGGTCCCACTATATCCCAAGTTGTTTTGGGTAATACAATGTTACACCACGTACCGGTGCCAACATAAAAGTCAGTAGGATTCTCCTCTATAAATTTATCTACCTGGTCTTGGGTTTTATTCCAAACTATATCATCATTGAGTAGACATACGTGACTATACCCTTGAGCAAATAAAGTTTTACATAAATGATTCCAGCTACCAGATACGCCTAAGTTATGAGACATTTTCATAACTTTTACTATAGGTCTTGGTTGTATAATTTGATTACCATTATCTACAATAAAGATATTTCTTTTCCAGTTTTTTACATATAAATCTAATGCGCCTTCTAGAAGATCAGCTCTATTTATAGTGGGTATACCAATTACAGATTTTACATCCGACATATCACAAATTTAGTATATATTTGCGACTATGGTACTTGCAGATTCAGAAATTTTATTAGAGCATGAAAGAGGTATGATTATAATCTCTCCTTTTAAACATGAGTATTTAAATCCAAACTCTGTAGATTTAACTTTAAACCCTAAATGTAAAATATATACGGGTAATACTTTAGACTGCAGACAACCTAATCCTGTAGAGGAATTTGAGATTCCTGAAGAGGGTTATGTGTTACAGCCAGGTGAATTATATCTTTACTCATGCAATGAAACTATTGGAGTAAAGGAAGATATCTGTGCTACAGTTATGGGTAAGTCTAGTCTAGGTAGATTAGGTTTAGATATTCATATCTGTGCCGGATTTATTGATTCAGGATTTATGGGATCTCTAGTATTAGAGATGCGTGTGGTAAAACCATTACGTATTTATCCTAACATGAAGATCTGTCAAATCAAGTTTGAACGTGTAGCAGGTAAAATTCTCCAGACTTATGACAAAAAACCAGGAAGCAAATACCACGGACAATCAGGAGTGCAAGAGTCTCTCATGCATAAAAACTTCTGATTATTGTGTATTTTGTAATAGTAGGGTAGAATATATTTTTGTACATGGTCACTATCAGTGCCCGGTATGTAAACAAAATGCTATACCTTGCTGTAACGGAGAACAAGCATGACATCAAATTCACATGAAGATGAGGTCTTCAAAGCAAAAAGAAGGCCCAAGAATCCCATTAAGTTTCAAATAACTTTAAATGAGGAGCAGAAAAGAGCTAAGTCTCTGATTCTTGACAATCCAATAACTGTATTAAAAGGTATGGCAGGCTCCGGTAAAACACTTGTAGCCTGTCAAGTTGCTCTTGATATGTTATTTAACAAAGAGGTTGACAAGATTATTATTACTAGACCTACTGTATCTAAAGAAGATATAGGATTCTTACCCGGAGACATTAAAGAAAAAATGGACCCCTGGTTAGCGCCTATTTATCATAATCTATATGCTCTATATAACAAAGAGAAGATAGATAAAGAGATAGAGTTTGGTAATATTGAGATTGTACCCTTTGCATTTGTAAGAGGTAGAACGTTTGTAAATAGTTTCATCATTGTAGATGAGGCCCAGAATGTTACACACTCTCAGATGGAGGCTATTCTAGGTAGATTGGGTAAAGAAAGTAAGATGGTAATCTGTGGTGACATTGCCCAGATAGATCTTAAAGATAAGAAGACATCCGGCTTTAGTTTCTTAGCACGTATAGAAGAACATGTTCAGGGATTTAAGGTCTTTGCTTTATTACAAAATCACAGACATAGTATAGTTTCTCCTATACTAGAAGTATATAAGACCTTTAGTGATTAGGATCATTATAGAAGAAGTAAGGACTATTACCATAGGTCCTGTCTACATCTTCTGAGCTGTAATCTTCAGCATTAATTTTTAACTTGGGTATATTGTCCTTATCATAGGGAACAATAAAGTCTGGATTATGCCATCTAAGCAAGTTGTTTGGATGTGCACAGTAGTTACCGTCTTCTAACTGTATAAACTGATAACACTTGGTGTCATTGTCTGTAGCATAACCTAAGTTAAGCTCATTTAGATCACCGTAGTAATCATCTATAGTAAACAGATAATGACCGGATCTCCACTTACCATCTCTACATAGTACATCTACTCTCTTATGTTGTAAGAAAGCAAAGGTTGTTACTGATAAAAAATTACTTTGACAATCCCAGGTTTGTAATAAACTTAATCTAGTCTCTTCATCATCAGAGAGTTTATCAAAGTCCGGTTTGTGTACAAAAGCAGAGAGAGGCTGCATCCAAAATACAGCCCCAAAACTACTTTGAAAATGAAATAACAATGGTTTATTTAATATACACTTTACACCAAACATATATCCTTCAGTGACACCATCACCAAGTCCTATATAAGAGTTCCTTATATAGCACTTTACTTGAGGGATGTTTGCGTTTTGTGTGCTCATTTTAAAAAAACTAGGCAGGGCTTACATGACCTTAGCATTCCATCCTGATCAACGCCTACTACCAGAGGGTTAGTGGTTACCTAGTATTACCAAATAATGGCAATATCTTGCTCACCTATCATAATCTTAATGCCTTCATCTTGCATATCAACTATTTCAGCGCTTTGTAAAACGTAACTAGGGATATATATTTTATCTCCTACTTTTACTTCAGTTACTTCTGTACCAACAGCATATATTGTTAATGCTGTCCATTTCTTCATCATCTCAGCATCAACTTCAGCTTTAGCAGCCTCTGTTAATTCAATGCCAAAAGTTTCTTTGTGTGGTTTGTCAAGGAGAATTCTTCGTCCTCTAAGTGTAAATGTATTCATGTGTTTAGTTTTTATTTGCTCCCTGGACTGGACTCGAACCAGTGACCTACTGATTAACAGTCAGTTGCTCTAACCAACTGAGCTACCAAGGATTGTGTTCAGCTTAAGCTACTCAAGTGTATCAGGAAACAGGCATGACCTAATACACTTTGTGAGCAGCTTACTATGAAAATCAGAAGACAATGCAAATATAATCAGTTTTTTATTTCTTCAAACATTTTCTTTGTTTTATTATATATTTCTATTTCTTTCTTGTAGTACTCTGGATATGTATGCCAGTCTTCTACAATTCTAATAGCATGTATAATAGTTGCATGATGCTGATTACCAATTGTTTTTCCAATAAATTGGAGTGTTTTACCTTCTAATCTAAGTATATGAATAATCACATACCTAGGTATAATGTAATCTCTTTTGCGGGACTTACTTAATATCTCTTTAGCGGATACACCTGTTACAGAATGCAGTATGTTACAAAGCAGAGGTATAACATTGTCTGTTAATTCCTTTTTAGGTGAGAGAGTAATACGTAGATGTAATAACTTTACTCCGTAATCTTTCTTTACCTTTTGTAATTCACTACTGTATTCTTCCTTGATCTTAATAAGTTGTTCCTCTTTTCTCCTAAGTGCTAATTTTAAATTATGTAGCTGGATCTTTAATACTTCTTTTTCATTAAGGGTTGACATAGATTTTTCTTAGTTTTTTTTCAATCTCTACTTCTATAGCTTCTGTACCAGGTGGTTTTACTTGCGGCCAAACTACACTACAAGTAACAGATTGTTGTAGATGATCTATTCTAAGTGTGCATGAGAAAGGATAGGGTGTTAAATCTATCTCATCTTCCCATGCATCCTTAGTTATGTAAGTACCATTGTGAATAAAGACCTCAGTCTTGTGAATCGGTTGTTTTTCTATATTAATCATAAGTTTAGTTCTAGTTGTTGGTAAGCTATCTTTTCTGGACATACATTCATAATTTCACGTATTGCATTGTTAATATAATAATCATAGTTGATATCATAACCATCCCAATCTTTTTTATCTAACTTATTCAATGTAGTCTGCAACCATCTACCTGATTCTACTTGTATGATTCTACCATCTCTGTGTTGTTTTAGTATCTTACAACCCTTATTAGAGATATAGTATCTCACTATTTTCTGTAACGGTTCTGTTATGAGCACACCCTTAATCATGCAGTTACTTGTAAATCTCCAATCACCTTTTGCTTTTATACCACCACAGAAATCAACTATGCTTTTAGATTCTAGAATAGTCTTATCTACCGGGGTATTAAATACAAAGTAATTATAGAGCGCCTTTCTGATGATTAAGAAAGATTTATTCTTATGTAATGCTAAGTGGTGAAACTCAAATCTACCTTTACACTTTACCGGGGAATAACCATTATCAGTATAAACATAATAGGGCTCATCTTCTTTAAGACTAATTAAAGTCTCTTGATCTGCTTCCCTGTGGGTATTTATACCAATGTAATTGTTTACATCACCAATAATCATCTTCTGATACTGGTCATGTTCCAGTGCTAGCTGAGTGATTGTTTCCCATTCAGAACATATCTCAAGATATTTTGCTTTATGTTCTTCAGGTATCATCATCTCTAGACCATCTGTATTCTGCATTATAGGAATAGCACCGGGTATACCTTCTGCTATCATCTCATAAAGCATACATAGACTTAGCTGACCATTGATAGTAATACGCATGGTAAACTCAGGATCATACAGAAAGCTATTCTTATCGTTGCTAAGGCCATAAGTACTGTTCAAGATGATCTTGTATACATAGTTCTTAGGATCTTTCTTAGGGATCTTCTTACGCTCTGTAAAGAACCACTCATACTGCTCACAGAACTCTTCTTTAGGAAGATGAGCCGGGGCCCATTTATTCTTAATAGCTAGATTGGGATAATAACTTACAACATCTGATGACATTATTATCATACCATTCTTAGCTTCAAAGATTCCGGAACGTGCGCCATGTAAACCACCTAGACCAAAATCAGTCTGCATACCTTTATAAGTTACACTATGAGCAAACCCACCTTTAGTTTCTTTAGGGTCCAACTCAATAGTTCTAAACTTATCTAGCAGCGCCTGCAACTCTGGTGTTTTAAACTTTACATAGTCTAGAATGATATCATTTACTTTGATAAGAGTTCTGTTAGTTCTAAGACCGTTGAGCTCATAACTACTAATCCCGGTAGCTTTAGATAAGAAATACTTAAATAGCTCTTTAGATATCCTTGGCTCACTAGCACTGTACAGGTTAATACCATATTCTTTTGTAAGTACACCACGTAAAGCAATCTGAGATTTACTATACTCCATTATTTTTTTGGTGAACTTTACATCATTTCTACAATAGCTTAGTACCATCTCTTGTTTCTCAATGGTGTCTATGCTATCACTATGATGTATAGGCATTTCCTCTACGTTGTGCCAATCTAGTGTATACTCCAACCACTTAAGACTAGAGCTTTTAGCCGGATTGTCCCAGTGATTAAGTTTAAATAAATCTATCTGATTAATCTTTAATTGCTTGTGACTATACAGAGCAAACTCGCCATTATTCTTTCTATAGATAATATCTTGCGCTACTTTGTATAGTTTATCTGTAATTTGTGCAGAGTCTAGTACAATAAGTTCCTGAGCATGATCAATGATATACTGTATTACTTGTGCATCAAAGTCAAGACCATTAAAACTGATATGCCATTCCTCACTTTTAATGTTCTCATTAATAAAATCTACTAGCTTTTTAATCTGATTCTCTTTAAAGGATATTACAAACTCTGTTACAGACTCTTCTTTATAGTGCTCAAATACAGCACAGAAGAAATCTGACATAGTTTCTATATCCATTACCCAATGTCTCTTCATAGTTTTAGAAAAAAAAGGGGGACTATTACATCCCCCTTGATTGTTGGTTTATATGGCAATCCTCAAGACCCTATACTTGAGTTGGACCCGTGATTCCTACTGATTCTTTTTCCAAGATACTAAAGTCAAAGTTATCATGATTCATTGCAAACTTAGCAATAATATCTAAGATCTCTTCTTTCTTATGTACATAATATTCTTGGAAAGACTCAACCAGTCTTCTCTCTTCCGCGTAACTTTTCTCTGGATTCTTTCTGTTCTTAGTAAATACTACATCACCTTTATCATCCATTCTAGGAATCATGTGGTAAGCATCTTTAATAATTTTAGAGATGATAACCAACATGCTTGCTTCTGGATCATAAATCATTTCTACATAAGGACAAGTTTCTACTAAAGGTATAACTTTAAAACTCTCCTGACCGTTCCATACGGAACTAATACATAACATACTATCTTTCATATACACAAATCAAATAATTAAATCTTTCATTTCCAAATTCTCTACAGGTATTTTAAGTGTTTCTTTTTCAGTGTGATACGGAGCACACAATTCTCCAACACCTTTTAGGATGTTTACATTGACTCCTAACAGCTCTGCATAGATATCAAAATAGTCTTCAGGGTATAGATAGCTCATCACGTACTCATAAGTACTAGAGTCTTTACCATAGAATCTTTCAATCTCATCTTTAGCAGCATCAGACAGTTGAGAATATTTACCCTTTACAAATTTATCCCAGTCATAAGCCCGGTCATCAAATGTAAAAATATAAATACCCTTGTTATCTGTAGTCTGTCTAAACTCACAGAACTTATCATTACCAAACAACTTAACCCTCTCAAAGATTTGATAGTCTTCATTATCTTGTATATCATAAACGCAAATAAGTTTTCTATCAGTAGGAGATACAATCTCTTCCCATGCAATGTAAGTCTGTATGGGTTTGATATGACTGCCTCTTCTAATGTTTAGTGCCGGGTATAAGAATATCCGGGATTTCTGTGTGTACTTGTCATGTAATTTTTTCATAGTATTATTTTGTTTACAATATACTCATAAGGTAGAGAATAATCTCTATTTTCATAGTGATAATGTGCTTCATTTAGCGCTTTTCTAAATCTTTCATTCCAGTCATCAAGTGTTAACTGAGAAACAGGAAAGCAATAAATCTGCTCATACTTGTCTACCACCACAAAAGAATACTGATAAGTGTAATCAACTTTTAAGAAGTGACATTTAGCTAGTAGTACATACATTGCAGCCTGCATCCAATAGTTGTAGTACTCTACACTCTCTTTGAATTCAGGGATTGTTTTGCTAGTAGTCTTAACGTCTGCTATCTTAATTACTTTGTTTACATCATCTACAATTACACTGTCAAGAATACCCTTGATACCAAACTTGTAATCAACTAAATCACAAGATGCCGGTAACTCTCTATGAAATTTAACATCATCAAACTCTGTAATGTCTAGACCTAGATGATATCTAACTTCCGGATTAGCTTTAAACTTAGTTACTACCCGTAAGCATTTATCATATGTGCTCTGATCAATTACAGATTTACCAATACTATTTATAAGATCAGTAAGATAGTCAGTAGTAATTGGTGTAATTACCTTGGCTAGTCTTTGCTCATCCGTTTTTAGCGTCTGGTAAAGGTTCTTTTCTATTAAAATGTTTAAGATTTCATCTTGAAAGTTAGACAAATCACTACATTCAGGGTGCTCTCTAAATATTTTATCTACAATATCCTTAAGATTATCTGAAGGAAGTTTACTTTTAGCTACATAGAATTGATTATCATACTCATCCGGTTGTAGTAGAAGGCAGTGAATTAACCTGCCCTCTACCAAATGTGCACCAACCGATTCCTCCTTTTGTTGGAGGATGTAATGAGTGAAGAACAATCTAGGACTAAACCTTAGTTTGCTTAGTCCTGAGTAACTAATGTAATACTTAGTTTTATAAAACTGTTCTATTAACTCTTGATCTGTCATTCTACTATTTTTTCTTTGTACTTATCATTCATTTGAATTGCACTGATGGTAAAGATTTTATTCTCACCATATGATTTTACATGTTTTAGAATGTCATCTTTAAATTCAGATAAGTATTCTCTCTTAAGTTTACCACCCTCTGCAAGTCTAGATATAATATCTATAATATCACCACTGTAATAGTTAGGATCAATATTCCAGTGTGTGGTCATGTACTGTCTAAATGCTTTGTAGTTTACATGGTTTGTACCGGGCATACTACGTAGATCAAATCTAGACATTAACTTCAAGATATATACCATAGACTGATCATAGTCACAGTTACATAATAACTCCAAGCCAATTTCCTGATTTTGATTTGAACTAAACATACTTACTAACCTTGCATAAGATTCAGAGTTAAGTGGTTGAGAACCATTACACTGTTTCATTACATCTTTATCAGAGATAATAACTTTAGTGTTAGCTAGCAAATCATTGATTAGTTGCTCATAAGCATCTTCTTTAAAGCGATAAGTATAAAAATGATTAGTTTCTAGACCATCTGTATTGCCAGATATAACACTATTATAGATATGATTAAGTCCTCTAAGTAATGACCAGTCTACAACAACATAACTACCTGTATCTGGATCATCTAGTTCAGGAACACTAATATTATAAGTTTCAAACATTTGTTTTACACTGTTAATAGATATTCCCATCTCATTTCTTTTGTCTATCATTTCCTCTATAACCTGTTTCTTGTTAAAGACTACTTTGGTTGCTTTACTTTGATTTCTTACTATATCAAAACCAATCTCTTTACCAGTTTCCCGTATTTTATACCGGGGGATGGTTACCCCCGGCATTATAAATACTTTGTCACCAGCTACAAGACTTTGTGATGATGTATTTAATCCATCAAAGATTGTTGGATCTACAATATTAACGCTTTCTAACTTAAGAGACTCTAACAAGTCTTTATAGTTACTACTACTAAAACCATAAGGAGAATAAGTATCACCTACTTTCTTTTGAAACTTATTACCATCTATTCTTAAATACAAATTTTTCATCGGATTGTGTACTCCATAACTTTATCGTTCAACATAAGCTTTTGAAATTTCTGCTTGTTACCATTAATAAGATTTCTTACAATCATATACTTAAGGTCAATAGCAAATATCTCATCCACCACTAATTTCTCAAAACGTTTAATTACTTCACTCTTCATAGGATTTGTTTTGAAGTGCGCCAAGGCAAAGTTTACAATCCTAGTACTCATAATACTAGCAATGTCTGCCCGGTAATCGTCACCTCTACCAACTGTAGACTTCAAAGTACCTACAATATAGTCCTCATTGTCATGTAAGATAATGTCTTTAGGAGACATCAACTGGTCCAGTTTGTTATTGATAAACAAAGTAAACAAGCTAGTCATGTCTGCACCAACAGAACCTTCACCAATCATTTGGATCATAGGTAGATTATCTTCAAACTTCTCAAAGCTAGAGATAGCATTAAAGAATGTAGTAATTGCACGCGGGTTAGTAGACTCAGTAACAACTTCTGGATGCTTCAAGATGAAGTTAATACATCTACCATCCATAGCTGTTTCTTCTGCCCACTGTGCCCAACAGTCTACATCAAACTTTAAGTCACAAGAAATAAAGCGAGTAGTTTGTGCTACGTCCATACTATTTACGTGATAGTCACCACCATCAGGGTTAGTAGTTAGGATGATAGTCCAGTCTTTAGGTAACTTCCATGAGATATACTCCTGAGTGTTAATCAAATCCATACATGCTTGGATCATTCTAGGATCTGCACGAGTGTAGTCATCTAATAATAAGATACCAGACTCACCTTTACCAGAAATCCATTCAGGTGCACAATAAGCAGTGCGCCTTGCACCGGTTAGTTTAAACCCGGCCTTAACTGCTAGCTCAGCTTCCATCTCAGTTACCCACTTAGTCTTAAGACCATCAGGAGTATCTTTACCAATCTGGAATTCCTTAACTGGAAATCCTACTAGGTCTGATAACTCTTCTATCATTGCAAGGTTAATTTTTACAAACTGCATACCCTCTTCTTTTGCAAGGTTAGAGACAATTGTAGTTTTACCAAGACCTGCATTACCTACTACATTCAAAGCTGTTGGTACTTTACCTTGACCTTGAATGAATCTGTTGTTGTTAATTACGTGCTTAATGAAATCTTTTAATTCAGCGCTGTTTAATTTTACTTGTGCCATGTTTTTAGGGTTTTTAATTTAATTGAATTTGGGGACCGGGTAGTTGCTCATTGATTTGGGCTTTTGAAGAAATAACCCAAAGCATTCTACCTCTTGGTGTAACTGTTGTATAACATTCACCATCTGTTAAATAAATAAGACATGTGTATCTTTTAGTATTCTTGTTATAATATTCTAGTACGGGATCAAACTCAGTACCTCCACGGCCTTTGACTTCTACATCCTTCTTAGGGTTATAACTCTCAACACTAGTAATCTCTGTATCACACTGTAATACTGTAATCTCTGTTCCGGTTTTATGCATGTGTTTAATTTCATTGAAGAACTCTATAAGTTCATCATTGCTCACACTACCAGATGTATCTATTGCAACCAAGATATGTTTCTTGGGTTTAAATTTCATTCCGGGAGCATCCGGATATCTCTTGTTAATCTTCTTTCTAGATAACTTAGTCTCAACAATGTAAGAGTTACCAGCAAATCTTCTCAGATAAGCTTTCCAGTTAAATTTACTTGGAGTAACTGCAGTGATTCTTTTATAAATCTCACTAATTTCTCCAGGTAAATGACCTCTAGCTTTTAGACACTCTTCTGCTGCCTCTCTAAGTTGATACTCAGCTTGAGACTTAAGTAATTTCTTTTCAGAATCACTTAGGTTATCAAACTCTTCCCATGTAGGATGCATATCATCACCATTACCTATCATGTTTTGTACATCTTCATCATCTTGATTCTTTTGTAGCATATCATAATAGTATCTAGTACCTGCTTTGTAATCAAGTCTCAAGTTAGGAAATGAACTAGGTAAGATAGCACCATCTGGAAGACAGCTTAGAGTAATGTACTGATTAAGCTCACAGTCAGCAGCTATGTTAAATAACTTCTTGTCTGCAAACTCATCCCGTAAGTTAAGGTGATCAAACACAATATGTAGAAGCTCATGCCACAATAGACCTTTCTTGTGGTCATGTGGTAGACTAGCCCAGAAATCTGAGTTAATCACAAGCTTATAATTAATGTTGTGTTTGCTTACACCAGCAGTTGGAATTCTGTTATTCCATTCTTTGTTAAGACCTATCAAGAACATACCATAGAAGGGTTGTTCAAGCATAAGTTCTTTCCCGGCTAATGCCAGTTCTTCGTCTTTTTTCATAGTAAGTTTGGGTTTAAAGTTTTGTAATTTTATCCAGTTCCTCTAAAAACTGAAATGCTAATTCTTCTTCCTGATCTATAAATGAGCCTGTAACATTTCTCTTAGAGAAATAATTATTTACAATCTTGATCACATGGGAGTTCTTAGCTTTTGCCTCGTTTACAGATTTTTTAAGTTCTGGATTTACAAGTTCTCTAATAAATTGATACTGCACATTAAGTGCTTTGGCTAATATATAAGCCTTTCTAATTTCTTTTAAATCTGATTCTTTCACACAATCTCTGCTACAGGGTCTGTCCAACCGTTTGCATCATTTACACCACTAACATAAGCCTCTGCTTCTTTCTTGGTATCAAATTCCTTAATACCATAATCATAGTCTACCTGCATTGATTCATGTTTATTACTAAACAATGCATCCCAACCATGAATGTCTACATAAAGAGCCGCAGCTTGACTAAAAGCGTACATTACCTTAATCTTCTTTTTTACTTCCATTTCTTTAGGATTTTAATTTCAACTCTTGGGTTTTTATTATCATACTCATAAGTAGCAAATACTGGCACTAGTTCATCAGCGTTATCATCATCTATCCAATCATAGTTTACCATTGCATCTTGTACAGCCTGTGCTATGTTAATCAAGTCAAACTTATGTCTGCTCTTTCTATAGAACTTAAACTCTATATACAATGGTTTACCAAGATCTTTAGATTCTTTTCTAAACTGTTTAGCTTGTGATTTCCAGTGTTCATCAGTTGCAAGTTTCCACTTTCTTGTGGCTGCACTTGCTATACTGTATCTGCCTGTCCATACTCTACCATTCTTACTAGAGGGTGTATTACCCGGTATAATAAATGTTGTCATAACTTACTATCTATATATTCTTTTACTTTGAGATATCCGTGGTCCATTACTGAATCAGAGATGTCTTTAGATAACTGCAAATATAAAGGTTTCAGATAATTAAATTGATTACAATACTTTACAGTAGATCTGTTACCGGCCTCATCATTATCAAACAGTATATAGCATGTCTTGTAGTTGCTACTAATACTATCTAGATACTCTTTCTTGATCATAGTATTCTCAGAATCTGGTGCCAGAAAATCTATATGGGGATACATCTTCTTTAAACACATACCATCTTTGAGAGAGGATACAATCACTAATGAATCACTACCGGATAGTTGCTCACTGCCCTGTATGTAATCTTTTACTTTTAAGAACTTCTTCTTTTGTACTTTAGGCTGATAGATTTTAACTAATGTACCATCTTTCTTGAAGTAACCGTATATATTAGAGCCTTCAATATTTAAGACTTTATATACACCATCCTCTTCTTTAAACATGGTATAAGTAGTTAGTGGCTTTACGTTATAGTGTTCTAACATTCTAGACCCTATACCGTATTTACCCCAAAAACTTTTATCTAGTGTATTCCACTGCCGTATCTCATATCTATCTATCTTGTATTTGTTGTATTGTTTAAATACCTGTAAGTCATAACCACCGTTATTATGCAATACAAACTCATTGTAATCTCTTACAATCTTATGCATTGTATTTAACCGGGTATCTATACCAAGTATCTGCTGTACTAAATCAACACAATCACCACCCTTATCTGTAGAGAAATCTTTGTAGTAGTATTTCTCTCTATCTTTTTTAAAATAGATACACATACTAGGAGTTCTTTCACTAGGGTTAAAGATAGATTTAATCTTAATGTCTTGACCAGTTAACTTCTGATCTAATCTACAATAATGCTCAAATACCCATGCTATAGGTACTGACTTTATATCCGGAATTAGGATCTTGGTACTAATCATAACTGCAATAATAAAAAAGGGGGACCATATAATCCCCCTTTTATATAATAAACTTTAAAACTTAAAACTCAAATCCTGTAGATGTATCAGAACCTGTGGTAAAAGGATTAGTATCACCAAATGATGCTACTGTTTCTACCTTAGCTTTCTTGATATGCAACTCAGGGTTGTAAGAGATTAATTTACTTGGGCTTGCAGCTGCAGATTCCAATGCATAGGCCTCTTTGCTAGACTTTGGTAAGAACAAATCATAGTTGATATAACCATTCTTCTCATACTCTTTACCATTGAGACACATGTTAAATAAGGTATCATCAGAAATGATTGTACCGGCTGCTTTAACAAAATCTTCAATGGTGGCAAACTTACCATCTGCTTCTTCAAACCACTCAAGTTTATTTCCGGCAATACATAATTGCTGTATTGCACGTAAAATACTTAAATCTCTACTGATCTTGATACCAGTTTTGGTTTCACCATCAGAGAAAGGATAAAAGCTAAACTTAACTTTACCAATCTGACCCTTGTAACGGGCACCATTAGGCTTGTCTTTGTCTACTAAGAATCCTTCAAATTCTGATCCCATATCAGGACCTTCTACATTAAGAATCAGGTGATATGCACCTGCTTTGTAACTTACACTCTCTAATCCAATAGAGTTAATTTTTACGGTGTGTTCACCGGGGCTCAGGGTTTTCTTTGGCGAGCTACTTGTAGCTTGCACGTCTTTAGTGCTAATCATGGTTATTAATTTTCGTAGTTAATTATTGCTTGTTTTACAAATTCTAAATCATTGGGAATCTCAAAGGACTCAAACATACCGGCTGGTGACTTACATGTATTCTCACCATTGTTCTGGGTCTCAAATACATAGTTTATATTACCATCCTTATCTTTCTTTACTTTACCAAATAAAACTATGGAGTATAGTCCCTCCAAAGTTAAACTGTTGTCTACTAATTTACCAATTGTTTTTGCTTTAAATCTTCTTCTGCCTTCTAAGTCTTGAGACTCTTCCGCATGAGTTAAGAAAAATACATGTAGGTCCTCACGTAGTACAATAGGAAGTTTTGCAATGCTTGCCATGTTTTTGGCAATGCTAGTAAATTTATCATAGCCTTTTTCTTCAGCCCTTTCAAAATACTCAAATGCAAAAATGTACTGAAAATCATCTATTACAATGTTTTTAATTTCAGGTCTTTTCTCACTAACATATTTAAGACAAGCCTCAATTTCTTTAGCAATGGGTCTTGTATACATGTTACCACTCTGGTCTTCCCTACTCCAGATTTTGTACTTAGACTTCCATCCTTTAAAAGGAAGTGGTTTGTTTGCAACGTTAATAATAAATGTTTCTTTTGGGTCCAGGTTTGCAATACTTGTGCTTTTACCTGCACCACTCTCTGCGATGATTAAGATACTTGATGCCATATTACTTTGATTTTATAATTTCATTTAACCATTGCTTGTTACTAACCGGCTTCTTCAGCATGATAGCAGCAAGATCTCTAATTGTAAGCATATTAAAGGGCTCATCTGTAGGACCTAAATCCAATGATGGCAATTTAATTTCTTTTTGTGCAGCAGCCTGTTGCACAATTCTAAGTTCCGCAACAGGGATCATGTATCTCTCTTGAATGCTTTCTGTAGCTTCAATGATATCATACTCTGTTCTCCAGTGTGGATTAAATACCCACTTGTACAATGTACGCTTGGGATCTTCAGGAATGTACTCACTGCTAATAAATTCAGTGTATACATTCTTAGGCACCTCATAATACTCTGCTCTCTCTAACTCAGAGGCAAAGAATGTAATGTGCTTCTCATCTTTTGTGGCCGGTTTGTAGGCCATCTTTGGAATAAATAAAGGTTCAGATACATTCTCCTGCATGAATTTTTCCATTTGGTATTCATACAAGTCTTGTATCCTCTTCTTTCTTTCTTCCGTACTAAGTTTCTGTGTTGATTTTGTGCTTATCATACGGTTTTAATTCTTCTTTCTTGTGTTGCTGGTGTCTCCATTTCTGTTACACTCATCTTTTCAAATTGGGCCTTAAAGAATGACATCCGGTTATCACCATTTCTTGCTTTAAGAAAGTGCATAACCAAAGTCTTATCATCTTCAATGATATATCTATCAGGTCCATAGTATTTAATTTTTTGTTTTGCGGGTCTATTAAGACCTACTACTAAGTCAGCGTGCTGTAATAGAGCATCACCACCAAAGATATCAGAGTCAAGTATGTAGTTACCATACTTACCATCTTCATTTCTTTCCGGTGACTCTACACTTCTGTTTAACTGACTAAGAACAATCATAGTAATTGGGTACACTCTCTTTATTTCAGTAAGCATCTCACCAAACTCATATAACATCTCGTATTTGTCTCTATGGTATGGGGCTTTCTTTAATAGGATACTGTGATCCAATGTAATAATTGTCTTTGTCTGATATTCATTGATGTATTTATCTACTATATCACGCATCTCATTTACAGTACAAGGTTGTTCAACTGTGTCAATAGGATAGTGCACCTTCTGTTTTGCTAACTCATAACACTGAGCTAGCTCTTCATTGGTAAGCTTATTGTTCTCTGCACTACACAGATACTTATAAGTCTTACCTAAACTTGCACTAAAATCACGCAGGCATGAAGTCTGCATAATCATCTCAAAGCTGAACTCTAGTACTCTAAACTGTGTATCTGGGTTAAGAGCAAATGCTTCCCGGATAATCTGGTCTTTAATCAAAGTTTTACCAGCACCTGGTCTACCACCAATTACATTAAGTGTGTTCCACTCAATACCATTAGTAGTAGCATCATTAAATTTAGCCCAGGGTGTCTGTATGGATTTAATAACTCCATCAGATCTACCCTTCATGTACTCTAAAGCTTTCTTAAAGCCATCTTTTCTAGGAATCCATAACTCTTTTGTCATACTACTCTTTCTTTAAAATGATCATCATCATCCATATCTACACCATCTATTAGCATTGCACAATAGTTTGCCAGTTCTGACATTTTGGATTTATCCGGTTGTGTCTTACTGATAAAGTACTGTGATGTTTGCATGTATAGATAATTCTTCTTCTCATACTCGTCTACATAGTGAGCCGTTGCTTTAAGAACAGTGTCCCAAGAATACTCAAAGGTTTTAAAGAACCATCTGAAGTTACTCTCTATATTCTTCTTATCTGATCTAGCTAGTTTACCGCTTGGTAGTTTACGTTTAGGGAATAGGTCCAGATACTTGACTATGTTCTCTTTAAAATCATCACCGGCAATTACTTTACTTGTCTCCTCTTTCTTTACATGAAAGAACTCATCTATCTTATCAAGGAGTTCAATGGCAGCTGGGAGTAGTTCCCACTTATCATTTACTAAACCTTTAAACTTGAGTTCTCTTCCCTCTGCATATGGATTAATAGCAGTAGGTTGTATTTTATTCCGGAGACAATGTAGCATGTAATGCTGATTAGGAGTTATCTTATTCTGAATCAGAATATTGAATATCTCTTCCATACATTTTATTTATTATCTCTCGTTTAACAGAATTATATACAGTCAAGAACCGGTTATCATTTATAGATAATAAGTCACTTGCTTTTCTTATAGAGTATATAACGGTACTATGATCCTTATCAAGAAACCTTGCTATTTCACTAGGTCCATAATTAAGATCTTTACAAATCTTACAGAATGCCTGTGAGTGAATAACTGTATCCTCTCTTCTAGATTTCTTTTTAGCCGGCTTTTTATAATGCAGTGCACTATACTTAACCAGGTGTCTATTAATAATTTCAGCTGCTTCCGGTATTGTAAGCCTATGTATATTATCTGCAGGAGATAATACAATTAGTTTAATGCCGTGTTTTTCCTGAAATTGCTTTTTAAATTTTGCAATTTCTTCCTCTACTTCTTCACTTTTTATTGTTTCTTTCATAGTTGGTTTGTATATTAATAGTGGGAGTACAAATATAACTCACTAACATCGTATCCACAAGAACCTATCTAGAAATCTGTATATCTTTTGACAACTTCTATCATTCATAGTTTTAATTTAGGTGGGGATGCCTTCCTCTATCTGCAGGTTTCCAAAGATGGGTTATCTCAGAGGGAGGCTAACCCTTTTTAATCATGGCAACAAACGTTATTGACAGAATTAAAATCTGGGCCAGTCCTGCAATTGTCTCAATTCTTGGGATGATGATTTGGGCTGATCTCCGTGAGATGAAGCAAGATATAAAACGTCTTTTAGAGGTATCAAGCTCACAGCAAGCTAGAATTGAGTCTTTAGAAAAAGACTTAGCTCTAATCAAGGGTAACTATTTTAGGAGAGCATCCAATGAGGGTGAGCTACCTGAAGAAAAGTTACCTTTTTTTGTTCCTGTTGCTAAACACGAAGAGATTTGTGATTTAGATCAGGAATTAAGTAAAACCAAAATTTAAACTATATGAAATACCGATTATCACTCTTATTAGCTATTACATTACTTGCATGTAACCCTGTTAGACTTGCTTTCAAAGAAAAACATATCAGTAAAACCAAAGAAGAATTCTTCAGAAGAAAGCTTTGCGTTGTTGATACCATTATTGATACCGTTACTCATATTGATACTTTTACAGATATTGATACCATGATTGAAACAAAGATCATTCATGATGGTCTAAAAGGTGTTTACTTGGATACTACAGTTAATGATGTAAGAATCAGTATTAAGAATGGTGTAATTACTAGTTACTGCCCTGAAAAAACCAGGACTATTATACAAAGTAATACCATAACACAAAAACTCCGTGATAAATCTTATGAGTCTGTATTGGAAAAAGACATTGCTGATAGAGATAGCATCATAAAAGAACAAGAACTTATCATAAAAGATAAGAGCTCAGACATTAAAAAATTAAAGATTGAGCTCTATGGTCTTTTAGTTGCTATTGCCCTTTATGTTGGCTTCAGAATCAAGACTGCATTTTTCTAATTGATATCTTTTATTGATAACATCTAAGCTGCAGCTTACACCATATTTAAATTTAAGAAACCTGGCTATAACAGCTGGGTTTTTTTCTTTGTACTTCTTATGTATATAAGTACAGATTACCATGTCAATAAAGTCTCTTACCATTTGATTACAGTTTTATCTTTTTGTTTTAAGTGCTCATTAGCTTTGTTAAATACATCATTACAATCCCACACACCTTTGTTATACGCAGCACTTGCCGGGTGAGAAGCTTTTAGTATTAGATTCTCATCAGAGATAACATCTTCAAACTGGTGAGCTACTTTACCGAGCAATATATAAACAATATCTGATTTATTAAAATTAATTGTATCAATGACAATGTTTATAAATGGCTTCCATATAGCTTGATGTGTTCCCGGCTTATTTAGTTCAACTGTAAGTGCAGTGTTTAATAATAATACACCTTGATGCGCTAAATATTTAAGATCCGGATTTCTATCTTCTTCAGGTTTACCTAAAGCATCAAAGATATACTGCAGTGATGGTTGTATTTTCATACTATTACCGCAACTAAATGCTAAACCATCTGCTACTGTACCGTCTGGATGACTATGATGTAACCATGGATAAGGATCTTGTCCAATAATAACAACTTTTAAGTCTTTTAATTCACACTCAATAAAAGCATTTAAAGTATTTTTAACTTTTGGTACAAATCTTTTACCCTGCTCAACTTCATACACCAGTTTCTCTAGTATATCTGCAAACTCACTCTTTGTAATGAAGTGATTAAGAGCGCTATACCAGTCTGTATTTAATAATCTATTAGTTAATTTCTTTTGTGTTTCACTAATGTTTATTGTTTGTGTTGTATTCATTTGTATATTTGTGTATTATGTCAGAAAAAATTGAAGTATTACCATTATCTACAGTAGTAGATATTAAAGTAAACGGGGCCTTCTTAACCCGTGTACAAGCATTGTTGATGTACATCTTAAAAGATTTATCTAAAGAAGAAGTACAAGCTGCTAATGAAAGAATCAAGAATCAACAACATTCAGAGCCCTGGGAGTTTCATTATGAAACTTTAGCTATCCTTATCAATGATATCGAGAAGTATGCTAAAGATAATAATCTTACAGAGATGAAAACTGTAGAAGAGATTGAAGAAGAGGCCAAGAAGATGATTGATCTTGAAAGTGCAGAGTCTACTCAGGAAGATGCACCACAGGAATCAGGTGACTAACACCCAATTCCCATACTGGCGCACATTTCTTCAGTAACTTGTATTACTTGACTCATTTCCTCTTTTGAGCAATCGCCAAAAGACTTGATAATAGTGGTGGTTTCCCCATCACTATTATTTTTTATAATCAATCCTGCTTTCTCTTTAACCAATAGTTTGATATCTTCAAAGTTGTGCCCGGTAAACACTGCAATCTCTCTACATGCAGCATGTGCTTTAGAGATTTGTGCAAGTGTAGCTTTGGGCCCATTTAATTCAAAGATTACATTTACTGTAAAACCATCCGGTACTACTCCAACAAACTGGTTATAAACTTTCTTAATAGCATCATTATTAAAATCTAGTTTGCCTTCTTTCTTAACTAAGGTTGTTGTGAATACTTTCATAAATCTAATTCTAATTGATTAATGTTCTTCCAGGTAATCTTGTTTTGATCTAAATCAGATAGTGCTTCTTTTACCCATGTCTCATCTATAGTATTACTATAGCATAAAATATGAATAATAGATTTATCATCCGGATTTAGTCTCAGCAATCTACCTATACGCTGATTAGACTTACGCTCATTACTATAACTATGTAAGATAATACCTTCCTTAAGATTAGGAATGTTAATACCTTCATTAAGTTGTAGCACACAGCTTAGTCTGTTTATAACACCATCTTTAAAGTTCTGAAGGTTTTCTTCAGATTTCTTATTTCCAGAATGGTAACTATATCTACAAAGTTTATCAGCCTGCTCTTTTGTGTTAGCAAATACTATACATTTATGATTACTATTATTCATAAGCTGTGTAGCATATTTCTCTTTGCTTGGTAAACTCATCAGTGTTTTCATGCGCATGATTCTTAAGAACCTTACTTCTTTCTCACTACTGGCATTCTGTAATTTATTATTCCAGAAAGTGTACTGCTTAAACTCTGATGTATACCACACACCCGTTTTCTTAGATTCTTTCTTCATGTTATTTCTAGTATCCAATGGCATTGTATGCACATGAATCTCATAATCATTAAGAATTTTATCATCAATTGCGGTGTCTACAGTATATGTAAACTTAACCGGGCAGTATTTAAATACTATATCTGCTTTAGAGCCTCTCTTAGGAGGTGTACCTGTTAGACCTAGTATTCTTCCCCGGTAACTGTCAAGCCACTCTAGGTGACTATCTAATAGACTATGCATCTCATCTAGATACACACAGTCATAATCTGTTTTATTCTTACTTAAAGATAAATATGTTGTAAAGGTGATATGCTCTAGTAACTCTTCACACTCAAACTTTTTACAATCATCAATCCAAGATTGGAAGATAGATCTTTTGGGTGCTACTACTAGGTATCTGCTTTGATCATGTAGATAATACTGCATATGCATTAGGCCCAGTTTAGTTTTACCAGCACCCATACTCATTACAGCACTACTTCTTTTATGTTTAACTACTTCTATTAATGCATTTTGTTGTACTTGGTCTCTTTTTGTCATTTAAATTTTAGATAAATTGTCCAGAATAACCATCCTAATGTTACACTGAACTTATAGGTTACCCCGGTTCTAGAAATAGCAATAAATGGTAATGGATAAAAGAAGATGTAGGGATAGTCCCTTTGTCCTAATTTCTTTCTGAAAAAGTTGTAGTAAGTTGATTCTATTTTCATGGCAGTTCTATTGAATATGGTACATTGATTAGCTCATAATGTTCATTGAGCTGTGATGCATTAACATGAATACATCTATCTACTAATTGGATACCACTACCTTCATGTATATGTCCACATACATGCAATCTGGGTTGTATCTCATTTATTTTCTCTCTTAATAAGGGACAACCTACATGTTTTCCATTATTAGCTGCTAAATCACCGGTATATAATGGTGGTCCATGTGTAATTAATACATCACAGGGCTCTATCATATCAATGACTTCCTGCATGTCTTGTTCTTTCTTATTAAAAGCCCAAGTATCTCCAAAGAACCAAGGAGTCCAAGGCATTCCATAAAATGTAACACCTTCTAACTCTATAGAACTATCTTTTAAATAGATAATATCATTCTGTTCTAACTCTGCTATACCTTCAGCTAACCAGTCTGGCATATCACCATACTTGCTATCAAAAGATTTATCATGATTACCGGCAATAAATACTATGTATCTATACTTAGGTTTAATTCTCATCAACCAACCAAAGAAATCTTCTACATCATGTCTACCACCTCTATTACTAAAGTCACCGGCATGAATTAAGATATCACCGTCAGGAAGATTAACATCTTCATGCATTGTATGTGTATCAGATATACAAACTATTCTCATATGTTATTAATTTTTTTAGCAACTTTATATAATACTAAATAGCCAATTAAATCTGTAATCACATCCTCATCTTCATCAGACTGCATGTTCTTAATTCTATTTAGCTTATCATCAATTCTAACAAGAATCTGTTCAGTATTACTACTCTTAGAGAGTATCCGGATAGGATTTACTGCTGAATCACCATACTTTCTATTCTTCTCTATTAGTAACTCTTTAATCTGGTCACATGTCTCCTGAATTAGTAATTGTGTGTTAGTCATAACTTTCAAATATAAAAAATAAAGGGGATATTTCTACCCCCTACTGTTTTGTGACTGTCTTTGTGTTTTCCAGTATTCCATGATACCATTTAGTTCTGGCATAAATGGGATATCCCCGGATTCTTTTATGTAATAAGCAGACATATTCTTATATACATATGTATCTTCAAAGAAATGCTTAATAGTGTAGTGCTTTCTAAACACAAACTCTTTAAACATCCAAAATCTAAATTCACCAAAGGCTTGTATATAGTACTCACAGTATGAGTCTTTAACTAAACCCTTTCTTTTGTAATACTGGAACTTCTTAATATATAAGTCCCGCATTCTATTAAACTTGTAAAAAATTGCAGCGATGTGGTGTAGTCCTAACAACATAATAGGTGTTAGGATGATTAATGTAAGTCTTGTTTTCATAGTTAGTTTTTTAAAGTGTTCTAGGAGTCATCGTCCATGTCATAGTATTCACTACTATCTTCTATTATACCATATATTCTTTCCTGTTTGGTATAATACTTCTCACGGTAATAAGGTGAAGCCTTACACCTATCACAGAAAACTTCCTGATCCGGTATAAGGGCCTCACACACATTACATTTATTATCTGTCATTGATATCATTACGTTTTACTTTAGCTCTGTTATATAATCTAGCAAAGGCTCTATAGTTGATGCCCATTTTAAGACCTGCTTTACCATAAGAGTATCCTAACTCTTCTTTAAGTATTAGAGCAGCATATTGTTTAGCTGTGAATCCTTTTAAATCTAGTTTGAGAGGGGTGCTTTGATCGTTGGGTGACATGTGTAGTTTTCTAAAATAAAGTCAGTGTTTTCTAAGTGTGCATAAAGTGATTGATCTTCTGATAATGACTTATAAAAGCCATCATCTTTAAGATGCTTTAATGTAGGTAAATCATAAGACTCTCTTTCTATTTGCTCTTTAGCTTGTTCAATATGGTTTAAATACAAATGTGTATCACCTAAGTTACCAATTAGTTCTTCAGGAATCATATTAACTTCTTTAGCAATAATAGTTAAGAGAAGAGCATAAGAAGCAATATTAAAGGGTAAACCTAAAAATGTATCACAACTTCTCTGATTCCACATTAAAGAGATTGCTCTACTTGGAATATTAAACTTCTCAAAAGCATCTAAATCAAACTGTGGTTGATTACTAAAATGCTTATAGGTGTATAGTTTTTTCTCTTCATAACTGAGCTCTCTAGTATACACTTGAAACCCATAATGACAAGGAGGAAGAACCATTTGGTCTAATTCACCTACATTCCAGGCACTAACCATCAACCGTCTTGAGTCTGGGTTTGTTTTAAGGTCGTTGATTAGGTTTGCAATTTGGTCCAAATAAATTGGCTGGTCATCATCAGTCAAGTCTTGTAAACCTCCCCACTTACGCCATTGAGCACCATAAATAGGACCTAACTCACCATATTTAGCAGCAAACTCAGGATTAGTCTTAATCGCTTCTACAAACTCTTCTACAGTGTAAGCGTCTCTATCATTTGGTCTAGGTTCACGATAGGCTTTATAAGCGTCTCCTGTCCAGATATTACATCCGTTATCTAAAAGGTACTTAATATTTGTATCACCCTTTAAAAACCATAATAACTCAGTTACTATTGTCTTCCAGGGCATCTTCTTAGTGGTTAGAAGAGGAAATCCATCACTCATCTTGTGTCTGATGGTGTAACCAAAGATTGACTTAGTACCTGTTCCTGTTCTATCAGACTTCTCTACTCCGTAATCTAAGATAGATTGAAGTAGGATCTGATATTGTGTATCTATACTATTCATAAGTTATTTAAAAGATAGATAAAGTCTCTTAACTGATCCCGTTCTTTAAATTTAATAGACTGATGGTTAAATATTGTTACATACCACCAGTTATCATCTGATACTTCATCATTTGCAGGAGATATCAAAGTTAATGGAGAATCACTACCAATATCTAATGTATAGTAATAAAAGCTTTCATTTTCTCCATACTCCTTTTTAAATCCTAAGTTAATTATATCTTGTTCTTTCATATGTTAAAATCTGAGTATTTAAGTCCCCATTGTACATTAACCCACATCATCTCTTTCTCTGCTAATCCTTTATTCATCTTTAGTTCTTTTCTAAGATAATCTACACCCCACTTTTTCCATTCTTCTGCTTGTGCAGTAGTCATAGTCCAGTCAGTAAACCAATCATCTTTACGGTCTTTGATGTCATCAAATGTAACATCATGACCTGCAATGATAAACATCTGATTGATGATGTCAATTAGTGCTTTCTCTCGTTTTTCTTCTCTACTTAATCTTTTTGCCATAATTCATAAATACTATTTTTAGTTGCAAACTTAATGTAGTTTTCTTTTTGTTCTAAAATCTCTGTAATAGAAGTTGTCAGCCAAGTATATTGAAATGGATGAGGGTCTAATATAAGTGATCTACCTACTGCAGGTTCTGTGTGTGCCTCTTTAAAAGAACCATCTTCACTCCAATCAATCCAACGTACTTGTTGACCTACATTAGTTAAACCATCTCTTTCTCTTACTAACTTATATTTAGAGATATCTGTTAATTCTAAATTGTATTTAGGTTGTTCTATTTTACTCATAGTTTTTCTATTTCTTGTTTTACTTCTTCCCAATAAATCATTTCAAAATTATCAATTACATTTAATACCTCATCAACTGCAATTAAGGCACATTGTTTGGCTCTTTCATAGTATTGATTCTCCATACCAAACTTATGGACTAATTCAACTGCTTTTTCTCTTGGTGTCATACTCTAATCTTTAATTGATTTATATTTAAATAAGAATTTAAAACATCCTTTGTAGATTAGTAATTTGCATATCCACTTAGGTAACCAACCGGCCATATATTGATCTGTTTTAGTTAGTATATATTTTTTATAGATTTCATATCTATCATGGTGATCTTCACTCTTACTGAATTCAATAGTAGCGTACTCACCTCTAGCTCTAAAATAAAAATAATGTTTTAAGAACCAGCCTTCTGCTTGTACTGGACAGTTACCTGCCGGTTTGTATTTCCATTTGATCATTTTGTATTTGTATTAATTCGTCTTTTACTTTATCCCAGTAGTTTATATTATCCATCACTCTAGTATTCTTTAAATCATGAATTGAATCAAACTCATAATTTTCAATTATTTGTTTAACACATATTAAAGCACAAGTAATTGCTTCATTATATCTTCTCTCACAACTTAGTAATCCTTCTTTATGGGACCCATTGTTAGGCAACTGATAATAAAAGTCATTAATCAGCTGCCTAGCTGGTGTTAGGTTAATAATATCTTCTATCATTGCTCATCTTCTTCGTGTTCATATGTTTTAAAAAAGTAATGTTCAAAATTGAAGTTATTGCGATTCATTTGGGCTAAATAAGTTGATTTATGTTGTGCCTTCTGCATTTCTTTAGCTTCTTCAAGCCATTCCATTTGTTCTCCAGCAGGATAAGTTGGGTCAAACATCTGTTCAAATAACCACTCCACTGCTGTTTGTTGTTTATTGTTTGTCATAGTCTGTATTTTTTATCAATTAACTCTACTATGTTCCAAATGAATAGTGATACACCACATAGTGTCCACATCCAATGTCTGAAGCCCCAGTGTATGGTTGGATTATGACTATTACTAGCATTAATTCCATACATACATCCTTCCTGGATGTCTGGTCCATTTTCTATATACTGATACTTTCCTCCTTGACAAACCCAGTCTCCAAAAAAATCTGGGAATGTTTCTGGGATAAATGAGAATAGAATTACAATTGCGAAAATTGCTACTAGTCTTAATTTATTTTTCATGGTTTTTTGTTTTTTGTTGCTCATCTACTTGTATTCCTTTCTTTAGTTCTTGTTGGATTTTAAATATATAGTCTCTATATAGCATGTATGCATGGCGTACTTGCTGTCCACCTTTAACGTTATGCATATCTGAGACCATATCATTTAATAACCTACTCAACATGTCCAAATCTTCAAATGTATTATCTAATGCATTTTGAGAAATACTTACTGTTTTTATTTTTTTATCACTCATCTTTTTGTCTTTCTTTTTTAATTTGTCTATCAGCATAATGGTAAACTTCAAAGAAATGCATTCTTTCTTCTTCTGTTAGTTTTAATAACCTATCCCCAATAGATCTAATTTCAGTACAGTCTTCACTATCATCATAAGTAATTATAGCAATAACATAACAACCTTCCGGGTTTTTAAAGCATGAACTATCTATATAGTGATGATCTTTAGCTAAACTAAATTTTCCATCTTCAGATGATATACGTTTATATCCCTCTTCCTCTAGTTTAGCTTCTGCACCATAGTAACTATTAGGATACCATTTAACAAATTCATAGGTATTATGAATAAATCTACACTCTATGTTTTCTATTCTTATTTTCATGGTTTTTGTTTTCTAATTCTTCTAGTTGTTTTTCTAATCTATCAATACTACCCCAGATAATACCTGCATTAGGGTCTAGTTTTTTAATCTCAGCTACTATTTCTTCTTGTCTACCCCTACTGTAAAATCCGCTTTCTATGTCATCAGCTAGGTCTTGTAAGTGTTTAGGTGCTGAAATACTAATCCTTAAGTCATAACTACTCCACTTAGTCTTATAGTCCCAGAATATAATACCCTTAGTTAAATTTCTAAACAGGTTATGTAGTCTTCTGTTTCTAACTCTTACAATAGAGTTATCACAACCAAACAAGTGTAAGAAGCGTAGAAACCATCTAGGGCACCATTTAGGCTTAGCTTCATAGTCCATAGCTAAAACTAACGGGTAAATAGCTCTAAAACAATCTCCGTCTTCACTGTAAGGAATAGTACCTAAGTAAGAATACTTATCATAGAAACCCTTAGGGAAGAATATAGGTCTAATCTCTCTCCAGCCTATATGCATAGTATTAATCATACCTTTCTTACGTCCTTTCCAGAACATTAAACCTGCTAAGAAGAAGGTTACTTTCTCCTTAACAGGTCTTTTGTCTTTTATTTCAAATTTGGTTCTCATTTCTTAACATTTTTATAGATGTAGGTAGTATCACACTTACCGTCTGTACACACAATTTCAATAGAAGGTTTAATAGGCTTATCTGATTTTACACCAGCTTGTTTTATTCCTAACATACCTGCTACTACACTTACAGCCATGAGTGCAAATAATAACAAATGGAACAAGTCACTACGCTCATCACGTTCATCATTGTCAATTTTGTTTAATCCAAGTAGAATAACAGCAGCTAAGATTCCAAGTATCCACATCATTGCTCACCTCCTCCGTAGGTTTCTTTTTTATTTTTTAACTTATAACTAATACCTTCATATTTACCAAATATTAATATATCTGAATATTGCTGACATACTTTATTGGCAGAATCTCTACGAACATATTTAATTTCTCCGTTTGGGTATTTTAGCCAAGCACGCCAATTTGTGCCTTCAGTACATTGAAGTTTTGCGCCATTTTTTAGGGCTTCAATAATTTGTTGTTGATACTTACTCATTGGTTAACTCCTCCGTAGGTTTGTTCGTAGTATTCATTAAAGTCAACTTTCATTAGACCAGTTTCCCAACTTTTTATGTGTTGGTCTTTTTCCATTTCTTTGGCTTGTTCAAGTATTTCTTTCATACTTAAGTTGGGTTTTAACATTTCTTCTTCTAACCATTCAATTGCCGTCTGTTGTCTTGGCTTATCCGTGTTGTTTTCTTTTGCAAATTGATTAACCTTACCAAGGTACTCAACTGCATTAATCTCCGTTTGTTGTTTATTGTTTGTCATTTGTTTAACGATTGAATTCTCATTTTAATTAATGTGGTTGCAGTAAGTATTGCATCCACTTCTTTTGATTTTTTTTTGTCATTTTTTGATAATGCTATATAGTTATTTTGCAGTGAATTTATATAGTCTAATAAATCATCAAGAATTTGTTTAACTTGTTCTTCTGTGTATAGTTTCATTTGTTACCTCCGTATGTTTCATTGTAGTATCGTTCACCCAATGTGGGAATTGAACTCGGCCACGAATCATAATTATTTTGGTCATCAACAGCGTTTATAATTTGTTGCTTATGTCTTTCATTGGCTTGTTGTTTTAATTCCATATAATCACTGACATCAATACATATATTGATAGTTCTAACTATTTGGTTTTCCTCATACGCTTTGCCCTTTTCTTCAAGTTCTTCAATGAACCACTCTACCGCCGTTTGTTGTTTATTGTTTGTCATTTTGTTTGCTCCCTTGCGAAAATTTTAAATGTGTTTCCTTTACCATCACTAAATAAAATATTTGAATGAGATGTATTATCAAGTTTGATAATCAATTCTTTTTCTCCTCCAATTGGTTTAGATATTAGTATTGGATTATCATCGTTGAATTGAAATACCCATTCTACATTGTCATAAGT